TCCGTTTGGATGAATTGTTTTGTCCACTTTTGACCAGAATTGGTCGAGTTGTTTATCTGTAAACTTGACCGGCAGCATAAGTGTGGTTATGCTTATTTCAGCTTTAATGCTCATAGTAATGATATGGGTTTGGAGTTAGACGCTGCCGACTCCTACCAGAGCGGCAGCGTTGCTATAATGGCACAAGCGCTCTTACCATCAAGGGAAATCTTTATGCTCCTAGAACAAAACTTCCTCCAAGATCAAATCGCCGTCCTGCGAAAGCGGTTAAACGCCGTCCAAGAATCAACTCAACCAGCCGAGAAACCAGCTTCATCGCGCCTCGTTAGAGCTTACGATATTTCCAATAAAACCGTAGAGAACCTGAAAAAGCAACTTGTCGAAATCCTTGGCAAGGAAGACGCTTTTGAAATGATTGAGGACGCTAGACGCGAAGCCGAAGTTTGGTGGAGTATGCAACGCGCTGTTGACTTCAAACAAAACGAACCGTAAAGTTGGTATTGCTATGGAACTCTCTACTAAAACGACATCAATTGAATCACTAAAATCAGCTATTGAGGCTGGAATCGAAGCGTGGGAAACAGCAGGGCGTGAAGTTGTGCGCCTTGTTGACATTGACCGTATGAGCCTTGAGGAGATTGCCACTGCGGCAAAATCTGACTACATCACCGAAAACGTACTGGCTCAATTTGAGCGAATCGGACGGCAACAGGTGATGCCAAAACTGCTGGTAATGGACTTTCCAGCATCACGGCATCTGCAACGCATGCCAATGAGTGAACAACAAAGGCTTCTTGATGGCTCCGTTGAGCTTCTGGTTATTCGAGACAACGGCACAGACACGCTCAATGTGCGCTCCCGTGATTTGACCAAAGACCAATGTAAGCAGGTGTTTAGCAAGGATGGCGTTCGTTCGCTTGGCGCTCAACGGGCATTTATCGAAGATCGTCGCAAGAAGATTCCATGCTCAACAGCCACTCCATCTTGGCAGATTAAGTCCGGCAAGGTTATCTTTAATTCTGCCTGTGAGCTTACCCGTCAGGAACTTGCTGTTATTCTTGCTCAAATGTCATGAGTTGGAAACCGACCATATCACGCGGAAGCCCATCAAATCCGCTTGGCGCTGAAATTGTTTACACATGTCACGTCGTTGATTCATCATATCGACGCTTCCAAAGCACTGACCTCTGTAAGCACGGCGATCAACTTGGGAAGTCGTTGTTAATACTCCAACCGTGGGTGCATGTTTTGGTTGCTAGAGATAGTCATCATCAAGAAGAACGACGTGAGATTTACAATCACGTCACCGGATACGACCCAATTGTTCTTGCTGAATTGAAGACTGAAAAAGTTGAATTTTGGTATCATTCACAGAGGATGCGCGGACTAGCAGATAAAGACATACTCCCCAGCTACGACCTTTCGCCATTGGTTAATATGTGGAGAAAAGAGCTTTGCGTTGACAAAGTTCGCGTTCGTTGGTTTAACACTCCAATCTCATGTGTTCATTGCGGCTCGACAAGGGTTGTTGACCGCTCAAATTATGCTCAAGAAAACAGTTGGCGTGGCGATGTAGAAATCAGCGTGCATGAAAATCTCACAAGGCTTACGGATGGATACGGGAAATGTAGTATTAACGCCATCTATGAGAGCGGGCGTGAAGAAATTTTGACGGAAAGAACATTGGCATTACACCCAACGGACTTTCCCAAAGAAGATACCAGCCTTCAAATCAACAGACTTCTTGAGGTTTGCTACGACTGCCGACACAGAAAGGTTAGGTCTTTGCGTTCGTCTATCAAAAAGCGTTATTCTCTGTGGTCAAAGCCAATTGAACAAGTAACTCGCGAATATATAGACCAAATGCCAGCAGAGTGGTGGCGTTGCAGGTCTGCTTTCTCTCAAGAGTTTGCAAAAAAGCTACCCAAAGATAATAAGGCTGCAATAAGAAAATCAATCAATAGGCATTTCAAGCGTTATCCAAACGGCTCTACAACCAATCTTCTAAAGATGCTGGCAATGAAATTCAAAGGCGTCTCATGAGCCTAGAAAAAGCCATTCATCACAAGAAAGAACGCCGTAAGCCTTATCGTGGAGCTAAAGCGGCTGCGTCTGGATGTCGTAATCACGGCGGTTGCCCAAGATGCGAAGGAAACAGAACGCACCACAACAAAAAGCGCGAGCCGATTGAAGAACGGCTTGCAAAAGATGAAGTTGAAACATAAAGTTACTTCCACAAAACGACACTATGAACATCAAAGAACTCGCAGATATTGGGGCTAGGGCACGTAAAACAAAATGACACCCGAACAACTCAACCTACTCATCAGTGAGGTACGCAATCTAGAAATGATTTGCGGCTTTGGCTTTATTGCCGTCACCTTTTGGATTATTGTCCTTAGCACCCAAACAAAATGACTATCGAAATCGGATCAATCTGCGAACTTAAATCAGGTGGGCCACCAATGACGTTATGTGCTATCGTAGATGACGACTTTGCCAAAGTGACTTGGTTCAAAGATGACAACACGATGCTCTCAAGCCTGCTTCCGCTCGCTTGCCTTGATTTTGACGATTGCGATTGTGATAGTTGCACAGACCCGCTTGGATTTGCTGGATGAAGCTATCTATTCATTCAGAATGGAAAGTCGCTGAATACGAGCGTTGGTTGTTGCATAATAAAACCACTAAAGATAATCACTTTGTAACTTTCAAGGGTGTCGATTTGCGGCCCGATTTGATAAATACAGATGATAATCTGCTTTGGCTTGAACTGGCCCCTTATGATCGTAGAATGATTTACGAAGATGGTAAATTTCGAGTTGCACAGTACTACCAAATTTTAGACGAATGAACCTTTGTCAGACATGTTGGACTCGTTTTGGCCGTTCTTTAGCCGATTCAGACTGCTTATGCTTGCCAAACACCAGTGTTCTCAATTCTAGCCAGTTTCACGCATGGAACGCTACTCGACTTGAGCCTTTACCAGAGAGACAACCCGAAGCGCCAAAACCAGTCTATGTGCAAAGTAAGCAAATGCTTATTTTTGGCGAGAAACAGGAAAAGAAAGGAAAAAAATAAGAGATGAGCAGACCATTAGCGCCCAAAGGTGGCGATGACCGCGTTTACACGCCTCCAGAGCTTGCCGTTGCAATTGTGGATCATTTTAAGCCTAGTGGTAAAATGCTTGAGCCATGCGCAGGAAAACATGCTTTTAGCAACGCCATGTTTAAGTGGTCTGAATGTCCTGTGGATTGTTGTGAGATTGACGTTGGAACCGATTTCCTAAAGGCCGACTTGGGAAAGTATCAGTGGATCATCACAAATTGCCCGTGGAGCCAAACGCGCCAATTCCTCAAGCGTTCAATGGAGTTATCCGACAACGTAGTATTCCTCTGCCTTGTAAACGCCTTCTTTATGAAAGCCCGTCAACGCGACATGCAAGAAGCTGGCTTTGGAATGAAGGAGATTTTGTTCGTGCCAACACCGCCTAAACCTTGGCCGCAAACTGGATTCAGCCTTGGCGCTGTACATATTCAGCGAGAATGGACGGGTGATTGCAAGATGACAAATTTATGAATACTTGGCAAGACATATCCACAGCGCCTAAAGACGGAACTGAAATTCTTATCGGCTCATGGACTGATTGGGGAAGATTCAGCCAAACTGATTGGCATTGGGCTTCGTGCGTCGTTAAATGGATCGTGGACGACTGGCAAATTACTCAAAGTGGCTCATACGCTGAAGACAATGATCCAGATATAATCCCTACGCATTGGTGCGAGATTCCAAAGCCTCCAAATCAGGCGTAAAACCGCTTCTTCCACTCGATTAGGACTTGGGTAAGGGGTAAGCCGTTGCCATCGTGATGAGCGCAGTTGCAGCCGTCACATTCAACAACAAGGCAACCGGGTTCGTAGCTGACTTTCGGTGCGTTTTTATGGACACAGCGGGCCGTTGCCTCGAAGTGGTTGACTATGCGCTCCCAATCGCTCATGGATGGATAAACTTTCGCAGGTCGTCATTACGATTTATCCAACCGCGCAAAAACTTCGCCATTCTGCCCTTAGCGATACTGCGGTAATGCTGTTCCGTACGCTGCAAAAGCAAGGTGGCGACTAAATCAGCTTGGAACCGCCCAAGTGCCTCAAGCGTCTTGTTTCCAATGGAGCCATCTTGGTCAACGCCTACAATGGCTTGTAGCCACTTTGCCGCCCTAGAATGGCCCGCATTGACTGCGATATTGGCAACAACCTCACCAACACCAAACGGCATCAGGTGCGCTTTACATTTTGTCCAATACTCGTTCCAATAGATTTCAGCCGCCCTATCGCGAGTAAGATTGCGAATATCTTCATTGGGATGAGAGCGCTTATCTACGCCAAATTTCGTTTCACCGCCTTTGTCTGAAGGATCATCCTCATAAACCGTGCCTTCCCATTTGAAAAGCCAGTTGAGCCATTTATTGAATCGTTCTTGTTGGTTCATAAATCTGTGTTGCTACTGAATACGATAATTATACCCCATACGAAAAGCGCCATTGCCGTAAACAGCAATCCGGCGAACTCAAGGGTGGTGAATGCGATTGGCATCAGGGAGTAATCTTCCGTGGATTCTTAGCTGCTGTCAATGGCGCGTGGTTCATCAAGATTTGCGCTGTAAGGCCGTAAATAGCGCCTGATTGACCCGCCTGAAGGTATCCAATGCCAGCAGCGCGAGCGTCTTTTAGCGCGTTAAGCTGTACGTTCTGCATTTGTTCCGGCGTAAGTGCGCAGGAGACGTGAAATAGGGCAAGAAATGCGCTGAATGCGGCAATGATGAGCGGGAGAAGGAAGCGTTTCATAAGCGGGTTGTTGGCGGCTGGCTTGGGTCAAGATCATCACGCTCATTGGCAGCAATCAGCTTCATCGTTTCCTCAAAAATGGCACCACGTTGGAACCATGTGCTATGCCCGTAGGCGTCATTGCTATGGTCTTTAACCACGGCTGGAAACTGTGCGGCAAGTTCACGTCCACGCAAACCAAGTGAGCCGTAGCCAAAGCCAAGCCAGCCAATAAACGGGCGAGTAGCTTTCGCAAACTTGAGAGCGCCGTCATTACGACTGCCGTAGATGTGAACGCGCTTAACCGCCCCTTCTCGGATAGCTTGGGCAATTAGTTCGTCATCGGTAGCGGGCGCAAATAGATGGGCTGAGTCAATCTCAACCCCTGCATCATTCAGTACGCGAGCGGTTAAATCGCCACCGTTGCTATGAGAAACAAGCACCACGCGATAACCAGCACGGCGGTAGTAGCCAACCTTTTTAGCAATCGCATCAGCCCGTTCGCGCTGTTTGAGCATTCGCGTCAAGGCGTCCGTGAAATACTCAAACTTTTCAGCTACAACGCCATCTGGCAACCGTGTATTAACCCAAGTAACGAAACGGTCAGTCCAGCCTTCAGAATCACCGGGGTTAGTCAGGATGCCGTTAATTGCGATGTATGCCGTGCGCTTCATGGAAGCAATGTATCCCCTTTTTCCACAAGTCTAGCCCCATTTTTGTGAAGAAACAGGGCAAGTTTACGGCTCATTTTATCTACGACTTCTTCGGGTAGAATCCATTCAAAGACGTGTAGCCATTCGTGAATGAGGATTTGAAGCTTTGCTAGACCTGTTAAACGCTCGTCAATCTCAATCAGTCCATGTTCGTGCGCCAATCCATGAGCACGATGCTTGCCGAGCTTGCGGCGTAGAATGGTGATAGATTTGGGCGGCTTCATGGCCTATCGTCAATTAAGCACCCGCGCTCTTGCGCATCCATCAGGATATTACAGTTGGCCGCAATATGCCCAAGGTGATGAGCGCCGGAATGCTCATCAAGGTTTTGGCCGTTGAGGAACTTGCCCCAATGACGAAGGATTGCAGAAATGTAGGTTGAAGCGCAAACTTTTGTTGACCTCCAATTATAGGCTTGATATTTTTCTTGGCCCTCCTTATGCGCCCACGCTTGCTGCTCAAGCGAAAACGGCGGTAGTAGCCACATTGGGGCTTTCTTGCTGCCAGCTTCGCCTTTGGGGTCTGTTGGATTGGTGACGGCGTGTAATTGCATCGCAATATCCACAAGATTAGATTTGTATGTCTCAACCTTAATCTCATTTGGTTTTACTGGCATCCGCCTTCTTTGTTTCAACAAATCGTCTAAAGATATTTTAGACCCATCTTCGTGCAAGACTTCAATTCCTCTCCACTTTGCCACATGGTATTCAGCGGAAGCTCCCTTTGAGTCCTCCCACCCTGTAAGCATGTAAATAGCATCTACCTTCTGTAAAGCGTCCAAATCAGCCCGCATTGCCTTCCGCATGAACTCCTTGGTCACAAGCTCTGGACTATCGCCCTTGAGTGCGTCAAAGCCGTTCTCACGGTCAATATCAGCGGGAGAGATTACCGTCCAACCTTCGTCGTTGAGTTTGTTTCGAGCCTTGTCAAAAGCGGCAAAGTTGAAGTCTTTGTAGCCCGTCATTGGGCCAGCGATGTAGATCATTTTGGGCTTCATTAGAACACCCTCCCTTGAATGATCTTCTTGTTATGGAACTCAAATTCCCCGCTTTTATCCGTCTCAACGGTGGCAAATCCAGCGCTCCAACGATTAACGGAGGCGTAGTCGGGTTTCATGTCGCACAAGCAGCCAAGGCTCCAACAGCTTGAAATCTTGTCGCTAATGCCCGTTTTTTCTGTGTGCTCTGATACGCGGTGCCAATGTCCAGCAACGCATGTTTCTTGAACACGCATCCAAAGACCGCGAGCAGGATTGACGGGAGAACTCATTCCTTGTGGAAGCTCATGGCCGTGATACACGGGCAGCTTGCCAAAGCGAACAAGTTGTAGCGATTTGACTAGCTCAATTCCCATGTCGCGGAACTTGAGGATTTCAGCCACTTCAAAGTCAGGAACGCCAAGAAACACAGGTGCATTTTTGACCAAGAAGCGCTCCATGCGATCCTCATGGTTGCCAATTTTGTAGAGGATTTGAGCTTTCGGAAAGCACTTTCGCAACCAGTAAAGAAATTGACGCACGGCATCAAGTTCTTGAACCATCTCGCGGCGAGGGTCTTTATCATGGCGGCTGATAGCGTAGAAATCGGCAATGTCACCATTGAGATGAATGATATTAGGCTTGAATGCGCGGCCAAACTTCACGGCAGCTTCAATAGAGTTCTTATCGTGATACGGAATGTGCATGTCCGACATGATGAGAACACGGTTTTCGCCGTTGACCTGAAGTGCCTTTGTTGGGCGACTGATGCTGACTGGCATTTCGTTTAGTTGCCATCCCGCGCTCTTAATCAAATTAGGCGATGTTTTAGCCGCAAACTTTTTGCAGTGCGTTCCATTCTGCCCACGAAGATATTGAATGGTTTTACGCGCATTATCCACCGACTTAAACATCTTGGGATCATTCTCAAAAAGAATGCGAGCAAGTGTGCGGGTTGGAATGTCGGGGGTTTGCTCAAGTGCTTGTCGAGCTATCAGATTTGCCTCGCTTGGTTTTGACATAGGATCGTTTATTTAGTGTCCAATCAGAGCGTGAGTTGTTATCGCCCTGAGAAAACCTATACCAATCCTCAACTTTACGCAAGTCAATGCTTCTTGAGCACCGTTACAAAGCCTACGTAACCAAGGCGATTCCCTTCATTATCAGTGAGTTTAGAGGCATGAGCAGTGATTGGAATAGATGTTCCGTTAGCGTGCGTCCAGCGATAACTCAAGTTAAAATCGCGGTCATCCTTGATTGCCGAGTCCCATTCGTGCTGAACCCTATCACGGTCATCTTCATGGATAATAGAGCGCCAACCGTTGCCAAGAAGTTCGTCCTCTTGCCTACCAAGGATAGAGAGCATACAAGGATTGCAGAATACGCACATCCCTGTTGCGTCCGATTGCCACACGGGTTTATCAAGTAACTTCCAAGTAACGCGAGATAAGGATGCGGCAAGGCTAACCCCAGCTTCGATTACCTCTAGCTTCTTCAAGATTAGTTCTATGCGCCCCGGCCCTTTCATTATGTCCAAAAGTAGCTTAATCGGCTTCTTCCACAACCATAGAAAAATGCCTGATAAGATACCGCCAACTGTGACAATATCACCCACGCTCCAATTTTCGGGAGAAGCCTCTAAAGTTGACGCGCAATCGTTGATGTGACTTTCACGGATAGATAGAGGGTAGGCGATGGCGATTGACATTACTTAGGTTCCTCGAAAATATCTAGTGACGTCATGAGCGGCATCCAATCGGCAGGGGTGAAGTTGGCTGGAAGTGGCAGCTTTAATTCAGCGGGTAGTCCAAAATCAACTTCGTGGTCAAGGCTGGATAATTCATTGTAGAACTCTTCTAGTTTTTCGGCAGGAACGGCGTATTGACCTTCTTGGCCTTCCACTGGAGCACCGTGAGCGATAACCAACTTATTCTTCGCCTCGCTAAATTCCTTTACTTCATCAACGCACTTCTTGAGTATTCTTCCAAGCCAGTAACCCGTTTTAGCAGGTGTAGATGGTGTAGATAGGGCGCGGTTAAAAGCGTCGATAAATGGCGTTTTGCCGTCGGCGGACTGTTGGCAGATGGTTAGCAGGTTGAGCATGGTGATGTCGTTTTGGGTTGAATTGACGTTAAGTGTTAAACGGTGCAAGCAGGGCGTCAACCTGTTTCTGCACGGCTTCAGGAGCAGCATTGTATTGCTCCCCAAGAGGAACAAGCTGCGTCAACTGGTAGGTGGCATAGGCGCTTGCATTGGCATTAGTCTGCGCACCAACAATGATGTCATTGACGTATTGTGGCAGCGTTAGCTTAGTTGGGGAGGCTGCGTTGTAGTTTCCTAGCGCATAGTTCCATGCTTCAATGGAGTCGTCGGGGAGGGTTACTTGGATAGTCATAGGATTAGGCTTTCAGGCAGATTTTATAAGCGGTGCCATTGATGGAAACGGCAAGCGTGCGGTCACTAACAACGGTTTCAGTGACAACGGCGGTAATGTTTGGGAATGCCAGAGCGCCAGCGGTATCAATGGTCATGCGGGAAGTGAGGGTGCCAATAGTGTTGGAACTACCGGAAGCGGCATAGGTGGAGAGAATGAGAGTACCACCAACGCCACCTTCGCCCGTAGTCCCTCGACAGTTACCGGGGGCGATTGTTAGGTTTGCTCCAGCGCCGTTGCTTGTGATTCGCGAGGCAGCCGTGAACATCTGGTTGGTGACGCCTGCTGCGTCCGCGCCAAGTTGGAGGGTCGCGGCAGCCTTACGGCCAAGGATTAAATCGTTGGTGCCGTAAAAGGTCGTGTCTGCCGACCAGCCGATCCAATAGCCGTTGGCTAATCGAAGGCCGCTGTATGTGGTCAGCAAGCCAAATCCGGCGCTGCCACCGCCAGATGTAAACCCGTCCGATCCATACCAGCGCCCGCCTTGCTCATAAGAGCGAAGCGTGCCACCTACGCTATCATAGACCGCCCAGTTGATAGCGTTGTAAGTGTAAACGCTCATCGCTCCCGTGGAGCCGACGATTTTGCATGTGGTGACGCCAGCCACCTTGCCGTCAAAGAAATTGCCAGTAAACCCCGTTGCTTCATTTGCTCCGAACACCGTGCCAGCGGACGCTCCACTGCTCCATGTGGTGGCTGCTGTTGCGCCCGTGGGTTGGTGGAAGATGTGTGGGAAGGTCGTCGTGCCTGAACCTGCGACGTTGAGTGCGCCCGTGAGGTAAAGCGGTGGTGTGGAGTTGACACCCGCCACGGAGATCGTCTGCGCAGCCGTGAACACATTCGCCGTTCCCAAAAGCGCAGCCGTGCCTGTGGCTGGGATGGTTAGGGTGAATCCGCCAAGAGCAATCGTGCCTCCGCCTGTGATGGAAAGATTGGTAGCAAGGGTTGTTGCAACGCCTGTTCCAAGCCCGCTAACGCCAGTGGAAATTGGCAATCCAGTGCAATTGCTCAATGTGCCGCTTGTCGGGGTGCCAAGGACGGGCGTGACAAGTGTTGGGGAGGTTGCAAAAACAAGCGATCCGCTGCCCGTCTCATCGGAAATAACACCTGCAAGTTGAGCGGAAGTGGTTGCGGCAAACTGAGAAAGAGGGTTGCCAATAATGGCAAGTGTGCCAGTAACGGAAGGGAAGGTAATTACCGCGCTGCCAGCAATAGGCGGGGATTGCAATAAAGTTGTGCCACTTACCGAACCAGAAAGCTGAACCGTTGTTGGCGTAATAGCACCAAGGGTGAAAGCTAGCGTTGGCGTCGTAGTAGGGTTTGTAACCGTGGCTGAAACGCCGTTTTGCGTAGTTACCGAAACGCTAGTAACGGTGCCAGAACCCCCGCCACCACCACCACCTGTAACATTCCCAAGCGCCACAACAAGCTGGCGTAGAAGGATGGACGAATCCAGCGCGATAGGCCCACCCAACTTGGCTTCGGCAGAGGCGATTTTAGCAGATGAGGCGTAGGCGGGCATATTAGTCCATGAGGTTAGCCGCTAGAACCACGGCTTGTTGCAAAAGAATGGTGTCATCGCTACCAATAACGGTTGTGCCTAAAGCGGCAACCGCGATGGCTACTTTGTCAGAGGATGCATAAGGGCCATTCATAAATTATCGCATTTGGCGGATTGCACTTGAAAGTTCGGAGGCAAATTGTTCCTCCCCATCCTCTTCGGCCATAGCCTTAGATTCTTTGTCGGCGGCTTCATCCGCATCAACTTCTTCTTCGGCGGCTTCTTCTTCAGCGTCGGAAACTTTGATACCGTTGAGTTCGCAGACTTCAAGTTGTCCGCCAACTTTCTTCACCTTGGCCAGAATCTCGATTTCATCGCCGTCCTTCTTGCCCTGTGGAATTTCAAATCCATCAGGAATTGGGATCATAATGCCGCCCGCTGCTTTAGGAGCTACAACCGTTTCTTCGGTTTCTTCGACTACTGGAAAGTTTTTCATTGAGGGCGGTATTTAGGTGATTTAAGGCGGGCCAGTCAGGAAACGACACCTGACTGACCCTCACTGTGTAGCACCAAAGAGGAAGTGCCACCAGCGAAATTTGAGCAAATTAAGGCTCCCTAGTTTTGAGGCTAGGGAGCCGTGGATTTGCTCAATTAGTAGGCACACTCAGTACCAACCACCGTTGGGCAGCGCTTGACCATGAGGGCGTAGGCGTAGTTACGCTTAGCCGTAGGCTTCCAAGCTGCCATCAACTGTGCTGCCCAAACGCCCTGATTCTCAAAGAGATTCGTGGTTTCGTTCGGGATATTGCGCCAGATGATGTCGCCATTGTAGTTCGCCGCAAGGAACTTTGTGTCAGCGCCGACAGAACCCATTGGGGTTGGAGTCTGGCGAATAACCGCTTCAGGGTGGAACAGGTAGATGACTTCATAGCCAGCGGACTCATAATCAGGGTTGAGAACGGTCTGTGTGCCGATGGTAGCAGCAGCCGTGGTGTAGTAAGGAACCTCGACATAAGCACCGCCAGTGAAGTTGTAGCGCGGCATACGATAGTCGATGACGTGCATGAAACCACCGTAGGGCTTATCAACGCCCCAAGACTGGAGAAGCTGTGCGCCTTCATAGCCTTTACCCATCTGTGCAAAGCGGAAGTCTTCGCGGACAGACGAACTGCCCTTGATGATGTTCCGATGAGCTTCAGGAGACATGATGGCAGGGATACAAGCCGCGCCATTGGACATAGCGTAGGGTTCTTCACCGCCACCGTCCTGCATGATGCGAGTCCAAAGAGGATCAAGCTGTTCCTGCGAAGCGATGTAGGTAGCAGCGGTATTTGGGAACGCCGTACCAGAACCTTCGGTCTGTGAACTGTTGTTGATGATCTTGTGAGCAGCCCAATACTGATACCAGTATTTCGAGCGGTCTTCCCAAGTGTCAACAATGGTGGACACGAAGTTCTCGCGGTTGTTTTTGACCTGCTCTTGGAACATGTAGCCAAAGCGAGCATCCGTGAGACAGATGGTAGCAGATTTGGTCATCTGCTGCTCAATCGTGTAACTGATGGTCGAAAGGGCTGGCGTAACGACAGAAGGATCAACTTGGCAGTTATTGGCCGTACCGTCTTCCTGTGCTACTGTAACCCAGCCGGAACCGCCGACAGGATTAGAGCGTAGAGTATTTACAGTAATAGGAGAATAACCTATCCCTGTTGGGAAACTTTCTTTCTTAATAAGGGCGGCAACGCGGCCTTTAGCGCGAAGGAGTTGATACACGCGACCCTGAAGGCGGGTTGTATCGGACGAGAAAATTTGAGACAAGTTTGACATAATTGATAATGAGTTATTTAGCGGTGGTTTGGTTTGGTCTGCCACAGCGGTGCTTTGATGCGTCGGAGCGGCAAGAAAATTGACATGCCTCGCGGATGCGAAACACTTCTTGACGACCGGCGAGCGACCGATCCCCTTGTTACAGGGGTTTCAACTCAATATGAATTATTGACTGGTGAGCACTCAGTCCTGATTTCACAGCCTTTATAGCTCAATGCGGATAATGACCAATTCTAAAACAAACGCAAGAAAAAAGTTTAGAAATCTTTTGAGGCTCAATTTACTTGCTCAATAGAGTGTCCAACTTTACACTTACTCATGCCCGACAAATCCCTTGAAGAACAAATCACAGATAAACTCAGCAAGTGCCTCGATTTCAACTGTCAGCAGCTTGGCGCAAGTTTTGCAGATGCACTTGGAGCCTTATCGGTCGTCACTGGTTGCCTTATTCATTCCAACAGCAAAGACGCACGATCTGAGTTATCTGCTGCATTCTCGAAAGCGCTAGACTCCATCCTCGCCTCAATGGACAAGGATGAAGCCGTTGAGCTTAATTAAGCGTATTGATTCTTCATAGCGCTCTCAAGCTCGCTTTCAAAGTCGTCGTAGTCAGAACCGGGAGCAACTTTCTTCACGGGTTCGCCATGATTCTGCTTGGTTCCCGGCTTGGCTGAAATAAGTCCGCCATTGATCTTCTTTTGCTCGGCAAGCTCTTTGCGCAGGTTGATGACCACGTTTGTAAGCATGGCGGCAACTTCAGGGGCTTGCGCTTGGAATGCGCGACTCACAGGATCATCCGAAATCTTGGCGCTTTTAACGGCATCAAGGAACTCGGCGCGGTCTTTTTCAGGCAACATCTTAATGACGGGAGCAAGATTCGTCTCAATGATCGTCCGCGATTCATCAGCCGCCTTAGTCCAAGCCTTTTCCTGCTCAACGGTGGAAAGCTGCGATTTCTGCTGGTATTCAGCCTCCTTAGACTGCTTCAGTTCACCAGCTTTAGTTTCCAACTCTGACTGCTTCTGCCACACTTGATGCAAGCGATTCGCATGATTAGCAATGACGCCGATAACGCCAGATGGAATTGGATTATATTCCTCGCCCGATTCTTCGGCGGCTTCTTGTGCCTTTTTCTCGGCAGACTTAATCGCTTTCTCAATGGCAATCGTGCGTTTCCACTCCGTAGTTTCACGCATGGCGTTTAGCAATTCACCCTCATTGAGCTTAAACTCGTTGGCAATATCAGCCACTTCGGAGCCAATGCGCTCAAGTGGTTCTGCCACGGTCTTTTTGAACTCAGGCGAGTTGTGCAAATCAAACACGTCGCGATGTTGTCGAAGCTCTGCCAATTCAGCTTCCAATTCAGGCGGAATCACAGCTTTCTGTAACTCGGCAATCTTGGCCTCATATTCCTTCAATTTTGGCTCAAGCTCTTTGAACTGCTTCTCAGTCTGTCGAAGCTGCTTCCACTTACTTACGGCCTTGGGGCTTTGGTCACCTTCGGGCAATTCTTCGGTATCCGTCGCAACTTCTTCGACCTTTTCCTCTTCAATCTTGCCGATTTTGTCAGTCAGCTTGGATTTAGCAGTAGGCGTTTCAGTTTCAGCGCCTTTAACCTTTGTTCCGAGTTCTTCAGATGGTTGTGATTCTTTTGGCGCTTGCGCTTGTGGCTGTGCGACTTCGCTCATGCCAGCTTCAAGAGCGGCAGCAAAGTCATCAGCAGGAAATCCACCACCAGCATCAGAGATTGGCGCGGCTTCGTTAAACAGGGGGTAATGTAGCTTAGTCATGGGGTTCTTTTAGGTTGGTGGTTCGTTTACTGTTTTGGCAAAGTGAATCCTTTTGGCGGAGTGCGCAGATGTGCTGGCAATGTGTGAACAAACGCCTCTTCGGGTTCTTTCTCGTCCTCTGGATGCGTGTCCAGCGGGTATGTCATGCGCTCCAACAGGTCTAGGGCGTAGTTGATGCCCACCATCTTGTGAAACTCATGGGCAATAATGGTGTCGGGATGGTTAAGCGTATCCACTTTAGGAACACTCTTTGGAATCCCCTTTTCGCGAATGGCATCAATCGCCCATTGAAGCGTCTTGTTGCCAAGCAGATTGCCTAGTTCGGTTCGGGCGTCATCGCTTTTGCGAAACGCCATGATTTTAGATTGTTTTTCCATTTCGTTTTACTGCGGTTTCTTTTGCATGGACTGCTTGATTGCGTCCTGTCGAATCTTTTGGGCAAACTCCACATCGTTAAATGCGAGCTTCTGGCGGCGTTCAGCTTGGTCAAAGGCAAGGTCTTGCTGCTTCTTTTGGACTTCCAGTTGGGCAAGCATTGCTTGCGCTTGAATTGCCTGCCGACTAACACCGGGGGGCGTATCGCCTTCAGGCGCGGCTTCACCCTCTGCCGCTTGCGCTTTACGGGCTTCAGCATCCAAGTGTTTCTGTCCGTTGATAACCACTTCACCAACCTGTTGTAGCGCCTCCTTGAACTCAGGGAACAACGGATTCTCAGGGCTGATAAACTGCATATGCTCGCCAGCGTGTTTCCAAATCGGGAACATCTTGGGAATCGCCTCTTCAAGCGGAATCTGCATCTGCTCAAGCTGTCCATTGATTTCAGACACAACGGCTAGGTGCGATCCAACGTGAACCACATGATCTTGATTTGGCTCAATGGTTGCCTCTTGCCCAAGCTGCATCAGCGAGTTTTCCATGTTGGCAATCTGCAAGTCCATTGGAGGACGAGAACCGGCTTGATCTGGAACAAGCAGGCGGGCAAACTGAAGGTCTGTGTAGCTGGCGGTAAATTGACGAAGCAGGATGCGCTGGCCTTCTTGGTCAAAGCTACCCATGTTAGGCATGAGAGCGCCAAATGCACTACGGCGTTCTTGAGCGCTGCCCTTACCGATGCCGCGATTGATTTCGATGGAGTCAACGTCAATGGAGTAAATGGCGTCAATCGGCACTCCGCGCTTCAAGCAGCGTTTACGAGCTTCAAAGATTTCCTTGCCACCGGGATGCGCTTGAGAAACATCACGGGATGCAAAACGGCGAACAACCTCCTTGAAATCGTTTTTCCAGCTAGTGAAGAACAGGTCTGTCTGCGCAGTATTCAGCCGTCCATCAATCTCGTTTTGCGTCTTGATTTCTTCGGCGGTTTTAGCGGCATTGTTTGCCCGCATGGACGTACCAGAGCGTGTACGCATGGCAAAGATGCCTTGCAGGCTTTCAATCGCAGGAATGAGGGTCTGTTGGAACTGTGGCGTTGGCACTTCAACCAGTGTCGTGCCTTGATCCACCACATTATAAGGCCCGCGTGGACGAATCATTTGGTCAATAACCGCATCCTCGGAGCTTGCCTGAACGTGGGGCGTGCTCACATGACAAGCCAAGTCCATGAACTTGCAAGTCATCATGTTAAGCGAGGCGGAAGCGTTGTGTCCACGCCATGCGTTGCCACGAATTGAGTAGAAATCGCCATTGCTGCCGACACCAAACGTGTAAGCCGTCACAAGCTGGCTCATGTCTGTATAAAGCCCCTCACATTTGTAAAGGAACTCGCCTACACCGTCGTAGCGGGCAATAATATGTGTAACCGTGCCATCTGCTTCACGTACCCAACCGTGAATAAGGTCAACAGTGGTAGCGGAAAGACCCGTAAAGTAGTCTTGATCCTTGTAAGTTGCCTCCATCGCCTGTGGGTTGGAGGTATCAGCAGCCTTTTGCGTAGCCGATTTCATGGCCGCTTTGACCGCTTCCACATTCCATCCAGCCAGCGTTGCCACTTCTTCATTCTTGATCTTGGAGTAAAGCTGCGATGGCAGCATTTCCACCTTACACGTTACAATATCAACATCGTTGATGCTTGCCCGTGTGCGTCGTGGCATCTTGAGGTAGCCAAGATCATAAACCTTCCAGCGCCAGTCATGGGCATCCTCTCGGAAAGTGAAGCTGACACCAAACATCGTGAATAGATGCACGGTCATTTGCAACGTAAACGGCCAATCGGGCCAGTTGCGAATCATTCGGGTTACTTCTTCCGCGATGACTTGGGAGTATTGATTGCGCTCAAGCTCTGAACCGTAGTCAACGGGCGTGGAGCCAAAGGTGTCAATGGACTCGAAAAGTGAGATGTATGGTTCCTCAATGTCCTGCTGACTTTGAGTAAGGTAGCCCCAATTGACGTTGGTTCTGCCGCCGATACCAAACTTGCGATCCTGTTCGTCTGAGTAAGGAGGATTACCGTCAACCTCGCTTTGAACTAAAGCCCGTGCGCGGCTGGCTTGAAAGTCAGCAACAAACAAGGCTTGGAAAGTAGAAGCAAGTTCCGCCGCCGAACTGATTCGATTCCGCATCTTAATTTCACCCGTCTCCGCATCAATGATTGATGGCAGCGTGGACGGCGTGACGGAATTTTTAGAATCAGTGAGAATCATTGGCGAGAAAACTGCTGAAAAAATTAGCAGTTATCCGCTTAAATGCCTTATTGGCTTTATAGAGTCAAGAACTAAATTTACGGTAAGGCTAAATTCATGGATTTCTCCAAATGCTCAAATACCGCGAATCCAACGTGTATGAAACGCCATGCTTTGCCGCCCACTCATCAAGGTTCTCCACTCGATACTGAATGCGTGCTGGCATGGTTACTTTGTGACCTAGCGGCTGAACTTGCAGTTGGGCAAGTGCTTCGATGAGGGCGTTTTTATGGGTAATCATGTCGTTTTCTTCTTTCTCAAACAGCCACAACTACGGGTCTGTTTTTGTGTCAAACGCTGATACAAAACCTCTTTTTCGCCGCCGCACTCGCACTTGCACAGCCAGATAGAGTTTTTCCATTTATTCGTGCCAACTTGTTTTCCTACCGTTAAAAGTCCAAATTTCTGACCTGTTAAAATCTTGCGTGCATTCATGCACCAGCCATAATCCGACTTTATGGCAACTCAAGCGGATTCTCAAAAATGAGTAAAGCTCGGCAGGCTTCAATGGCCTCATCTGGCGTTTTGAAGTCATGGCCGTATTTAAGCCAGTTGCGGCATTGCAGCCTAGCTTCGTCCATTTGGGAGTAAACCACATCCGCAAACAGCGCCCGTTTGTGCTCGACTTCATCTTCTGGCAGGTTAAATTCTAGGATTGCTTTCATATCGTCTCCTTTCCAAAGTCATCGCCTACTTGCGGATGCCTCATACCAAAGCGCAAAGCGTGATTATCAATGATCCAAGATGCGTAAGCCATGTCATCAGCGCAGCATTTGCCAAAGGCTAGGCCCGTGGCTTTGCATAGGCCATAGAGCGTTTGTGGCGTCTTGCAGATGGAGCAGGAACCGTTTTGGGGCTTTAGTGGGACGAGGGTGTTCATAAAGTTACATTCCCATGAAGCGTTTCAAGGTTTCAAAGTCTCCTTTTGTGGTATTTTTAGCTCCAGTATTAACCATCGCTTGCTGATAGCCAGCATCGTACGTTTGGTCGAATAGCTTTTGCAGGCCGCGTCCAGTCATGGTGATTTTGGCATCATCATTCGCGAACTGCGGGTTTTTATCGCAGTAGATGCGCCATAGGTCTGATTTGTTCATAAACTACTTTTGCACGATACACTCGGCGGGTTTAGAGGGTGGGGATTGGTGTAGGGTTTGCCTTCTTTTTAGCTCGATATGCTCGCATGTATTCTCGCATGTAATCTTTTTTCGTTTTATTTGCCATTGAGGGCAAACCCTTTTTACGCTCTGATGATTCCCTCATGTTGTCAGCATGAGTTCCGGTGTGCAAGTGTTCTGGATTTGTGCATGAGCGGTTATCACACTGATGCAAAACGCACATTTTATATGGTATTTCGCCACCATGATTTGTAAATGAAACCCTGTGAGCGAGCAAGCTGCGCCCAACGACCGGAATGGTAGCATACCCGCAATTATTCAATGGGCCTTTCCATCCCCAACACTTTCCAAGGCCCGCGTATCGTGGATGCGATTGGTCTGGCGTGGGGCCATTTTCCTTGTCGGCAAACTCTTCAAAGGCAGCGCTAACCTCCGAGTATTCGTAAAACTTTTTCATGGTTGTAATGATTTGGTAAATGATTCTAGCATTTCTGGACTCCAACGACGGGAGCCAGATTCAATCATGTAAATGTAATGACGCTTTACGCCGCCACTTCGGTTTGCAAATTGCTCCGCCGTTTCCCCCATTTGGTTGCGAAGATCGGCCATAAAGCGGCGAATCTCTTCATGGACTTCCAATTCCTCGTTTTTTTGGCGAACCTCAAACTCTGTTAGCTGTTCAAGTATGCTTTGGGGCGTTTGCTGGTTTTTCATATATTTTGAATGTGGGCCAATTGTTTGCTTCTGAATCTATAATTGCTTTGGTTATCTGGAAGTCCGAGTAGCCTGATTGCAAAAATAAACCAATAGTTCTTTGGAGGGCTAGCACGTTATCCACTTGAAGGATGTTTCTATTCCTATCAGACTTGGTGATTATCTTTTCGCATTTCTCAATTCTGCTTTTCATGTAGCTCTTGAAAGCGCTATCAACTGATTCTGGCCACCCGTAGGGCGTATCAACGGTTGCTGCCATCTTTAATCCTTGCTGATACTCCAAAAGCCACGGCTTAATGCCATTCTCGTCCACGTGATAATCTGGAAACTTTGGGAGAAGGTTGAGTACGCCTTTGTCTTGGCATAAACTATAAAACGGCTCCATGTGCTCCTTGGTTGCTCCCCACCTTTCCTTTAATCGTCTCCAGATACGCTTTTGACCGGGGTTGTTAGGGTCAAACGTCCTGATGTGGCGGGTTAGGTATAGAGGAAGAAACAATGTGGTTGCGCTAAACCTAACAACTCGTTTTCCGAATGCGTCAAAATCGGATTCGTGGTATTTGATGCCCGATGCGTCCGAAATCATCCCAATGTCAAACTCCACAACCCCAACCTCATCTGCTAACTCCCATAATATGCGATACAGAAGTTTATGACCGTGGCTCAAATGGGAGAGCGCTTGGATAAGGTCATTTTCAAGAATCTTCTGCATGATTGTTAAATATCACAGTTTATGTGAGCAGGCAAGTAAAATATCACACAAAATGTGACTGGCCCTCAACGGGGGCCTATCTTAAAAAGATAGGTATGTAGTCTCTCAATGTGGGGCAGTCACAGCAATTGTGATAATCCCCTCACCCAACCAGCCTTTCGCACTCGTTGTTGATAGCGTTTGGGTAAAATCCCATATTCATCGGAAACGTCTTATCGTAGCCGTGAGTTTGGTTGTGCATGAGGGCAAGCACAGACACGCTACCAAGCGCCAGCGGATCAATTCGCTCGCAAGTTTTGGCGGCGTGGAACGCTTTACAATTAGGGTCTTGCGGTGTCATTTGGTTTCGTGTTTTACTTTAGCTGGCAAATTCGCGTAGTGCTTCTGGACATCTACTGCCTTAAACCCATCGGCAAGGAACTCTTCACATAGCGCCTCGTAGTCCACGGTTCCATCTTTACGCTCCGGTACATCAGGGTAGTTGCGGGTAAACCACCGGATTGCGGCTGATTCTTTGGGTGTCATTTGGAATCACGTGCTTTCATTTGTTCAAGGCGTTGGTCGAGTAGATCATCAATCTTGATGCGCCACTTATTGACCTTATCAGGCGAGGCGTCTTTCCATGCGTCGGTACACGTTTTGAGCGTTTCGTCGATGGCGGCTATCTTTGTTATTGGATCGTTTTCCATTGCCAACCGTAAAGCTGGTGAGTGTAAAGTTCAAGGCTTCTCTGTTAAATATTCCCAATACGAACCCGTATAATTAATGGCTTGAATCAGTATCGCTGACATGTCCGGGTGCATGATAAGTTTTGATCCCTCACGGTAAATCTGCCGCGAAGGTACGAAGGTACAAACTTCTTTGTAGGAGCGCCAAGGACGCCACGGCCACGAAAGAAATCGCTCTTTAAGTGAGCGCTTAACCCGCGTGTAGCTTTTGGTTCCTAGATTGGGGTTGCTTAGTATTTCAAAACCATGCGCAGTGGCTAGAAACTTGAAGCGCGGTAGTTCTGTCCAGATTGATTCTTTGGTGTATTCGTTTGTCATAAAGTTCAATCGTTTGTTTTGCTTAGTTGGTGGGCGCGGGTTCCTTCTCACGTTGATGCCTTCTTGTAGCATACACTGCATCCTTCAAACCCATTACCTTCGTCTTGCGCCACACCATCAGGTAATCAACCTTCTCCTTGCGGCAGATAGCACCCATCGACATTGGCATGGCATTACCCCACTTGTAGAGGTTATCGCCTACTGGTGTTCCATTGGGAATACGGTTAGCCCTAGCAGTACAGGTTGATCTAGCGCCTACTAGCTCGCGATTAAGGCAACCACATGAGCGTGTCTTTCCTGCTAGGAGATTATGGCCTAGAACTACCTTCTCAGCGCCACAAGAACATTTACACCGCCAGTAAGCATGGCGCGATCCTTCCACATTAGCAGCGCGTTCTAGCACCGTAAGGCGGGTATAGGTATTGGATGTGAGGTTGTTGAGCATTGGTAAGTGTATGCGCGGATACCGTAAAGTTCAAGCGGTAGTGTAAAGTTGAATAAAGAGAGAAAAATTGTGTGGGGTGATATGTATATACAGCGCTCGCGCTTGGGGGTATGACACCGCCCCGCGTGGTGTCTCTCTAGCCTCTCGCTCTAGCTACTCACTCGCCCTGCCTCTCGCTCTAGCTAAGATCAGCTTAACTTGTTAAGTCGCTGCAACAGGTAGCATACAGAGTAGGAACAAGGTCATATTCAGCCTATCGAATCAGGCTTAACCTACTCATCTTCAATAAAGAAACGAGGGCCATCACTGGCATTGTCTCTTTCATCATCCGCATTCTCGACCTCAGTCTCAACAACAGGCCCCTCATCCATGCCAGCGAACGCCTGAGCGATGTTCACCTGAACACTATCTTGGCCGACATTATGCAACTTCATTGCAATATCGGCTGCGATTTTCGCATCTTGCCAGTTCTCAATATTGAGATTTGCGTCGATTGCCTTTTGTATGCCCTTTCCTGCCAGTTTAGCGAGGTTTAGCAGCGTTCCGCTCCTGTGACTCTCGAAGGACTCTGCGACCGCTTGCAAGGCATTCTGTGGAGCAAGGGACTTATCAGGGACTAAACTGGCAATCTTCGCTTCTTTCGCTGCTTCTATGCGCTTTTCCGTTAGCCATTCTTCCCTTTGCGCCCTCTTTTTTATCGCCTCATAACTGATCTTAAAAACGTCGCTTGCCTCTTTTTGACTCATTCCGGCTTCAACGGCACGGCGAATCTCAATCCATCGTTCGGGATCAGCTACGGGATTTTGCCATGAGTTCCAAGGTGTAGCTTCTTTCGTTTCTACCTCGCTGGCTTGCTCTATCTTTTCTGTTTCCATGCCTGCATTCATTCCCCATCTTTACGATTTATCAATCTCGTCCTTTACAATAGGACATTCATGGGTTAAAGTATAAGCACGTTAAGAGAGTGTGCTGCATCAAACGATGGACACCTCCGCCGGAACTTGGAAACAAGCGGTGCGTCCCTAGAACTCGATTCTAGGCCATTCCCCAAAGGATAGAGGGGACTTAATGCAGCTAAGTACTACAAAGTGCTTAACGGTCACAAGCCCGACAATGCAGAGTGAGAACTAAAACGAAAATGAACACAATCGAAGTAATCATCTTAGACAAGGAAGAGAATCAATCGGACTCACGCTCTTTTGAGTCACTCAAAGAAGCTAAGCAATGGGTTAAAGAATGCGGAATGAATCGGGATTATTGGAATCGCTCATATGAGCGCGATACGGATTACGAGGGCGCTGCGCGTGACAATGTTCACACGTTGCAACTCCATAAAAACGGCGAGTGCATACAGGACTGGTTTCCTGATTTCAAGTAACTTCCCCAAACAAGGGGAAAGGTTCCATCCCTTTCCCCTTTCAATGTCTCGCCATGAGCGCCGTATAACCCGGCGCTCTATTCGACACATGTACAGAATAAATTACGGCAATTGCCAAGTATCGGCGAGCTTTACAAGGCTAGAACACGCAAGAAATCACCTGCTTCAATGCGACGGATGCGCCTACATTGAGCGATGGGATTGCGGCGAGTACTTCCCTTGTGACAAGAAAACGCGAGCGTTTCTAGATATGACGCTCAAGAAAAACGAAAGAGGAAACCAATACGCATAAATACAATGAACACACTAGAAACGAACACGGAAAAGCGCGGACTAGATACGAGCGGCATTTATTGGCGCGAATATGATGCCGCGAAAAAAAGCTGGCCTAATGATGGGCCGCAATGCTGGCAATGGTACGCAGAGCAAGCAGCAGGTGCCGCAATGGACGGGTACGCAAGTGTAGCAGGATAAATGACGCTCAACCGGGCGCATAGCAAGTCTATGCGCCCCATTGAACGCCACAACGGCGGGAAGGAAACAAACGAAAGAAATAAATATTATGCCTAAATTTATCGGTCACTATGCACACGTTCAAAATCGCGAAACAAGCGTTTTGAGTCGCGAAGAATCGCGCCGCTTGATAAAGCTATCGTATCAACAAAAAAGCCTATTGCCTCAAGATCACGTTTTTTATGTGATGGATACAAGCGACAGAGGCTCAAGGGGAACGCTGGCGAAACGATGGAACCGCTGGTACGCAATGCCGGAAAACATTGTAAACAGTAAGCAAGCAACGATAAAAATGCGAGCAAAGGCGCTGCCTAAATGCCATGTGATATGGTAGCAACGCAGGAACCCGGCAATCCGCAAACCGGCAAATTTCGCCATAAGGCAAAACAAACGAAAGGACAAAACAAATATGGAAAAGCCAGTTTTAGAAAACGATAATGGATGTGGTCAAGGTTTCCACGCATCATGGGCCGAGCATCCCTGCTCACCTATTGCGGCGGAGTTTGGCTACCACTACTCGCATTCAACCCGAATCGGCGCAATGGGTGGCGCGTGGTATCTTGCGCACTGCTTCAAAAATGGGCGTCATACGCTCAGCTTTGAAACGTGGTACGCAAATCAAGAATGGGGCAATCACAAGCTCAAAAGCCGGACTAGTTGCGGCTGCGGATCAAGCCACAAGCACACCGTTTTTACAATGGGAGAGCTTCAAAAGCATCTAGCATATAAGAAACGTAAGTACAAACTTTAGACCGCGCTTCGGCACATCCTTCGGGGTGCGTCGATGCGTGAGCTACAAAGCCCACGAACAAACGACAAACACGACTATGCCAAAACTCAAACCAGACACAAGCGCGGCGTACTTGCACCTCGCAAGTCATCCGCTAAATCAATCCGCGCGTGCAAAGCACGCGGCGGAAGTAAAAGCCAACCTCAACGCATTTCTTCGACTGCTGATTTTTTCAGCGATTGCGGGATGCCTGCTAGCTTTGCGGAAGTAACAACAAACGAGAAAGAAAACGACACTATGAACGACACAGACAACGAAGAAAAGAAACTGGCACTAGCTAAATATCTCGAATGCGAACCGGACGAATTGAGCGAAGAAAGCCACGATTGCTATGGCATGACGGTTTTTTCGCTTGGCTCAAAAGAGTACGCAGTAGCTACGGACGAGGAAGCAGACGAGGCTTGGGATCAATCGCTTGATTCCTACATTGAGGAATGTATTACGCCAGAAATCGACAAGCTGGAAGTCGGCAATCTGTCCGCCTACATCAAATTCGACGAGGAAATGTGGAAGCGCGACGCTCGCATGGATGGACGCGGCCATTCGCTTTCATCCTATGACGGCAACGAGGAAGAACTAGAGGGCGACTTCTACGCCTTCCGAATTAATTAGTGACACCATCCCCGATTCCGGCCTAAAAAACCGGAGTCGGCAATGATGCCACAAGGCACAATTCGGTACGCGTTGCCCTCGCGTATCGTCTTAAAATACGGGTAAAACGAAAGACAAACGAAATGTTCGACCACATACCAAACGATAAGCTCCCGCATTGGATAGCTCAAAACCGCATCATTGGTTTAGCCTTAGACAGGCTTGCTAATGGCCGTATTATTGCCGCTGAAGTCCGAAAGGACGAAGAAGGCGAATTACGAGTACCCATCGCAGAAATGACCACGGCAGATTTCTACGCGCTAGCCTCGCGTCTTAACCTGCCAATCCTCGATAGTAAGATTGCAAGCGAGCAAGAACTCGCCAGCCATCGTCAAGCGATGCGCCGCCTAGCTGAACGCAGCGAAACCGCGAAAGAGCTTCGCGGCGTGCGTGAAACGCCAGCGTGGCAGGTGCCAGAATAGGCAACAAGTCAGGTGTCAATTGCTCCATAACTCGGAGCCTTTGACGCTTGGATTGTTGGCTAATAGGTCAACAAAACGACAAAATGACATTGCCATACAAAGACAAGCCTTGGCATGAAAGGCGTACACGCACTCCAGCCTCATACGCTGGCGATGCGTTGCACCTTCACAAGGTCACAGACAAAGAATGGTGCGCCTTTGCTGGTGACGTGGAAATCTACGTTATAGCCGATACGCGCCAACAAGCGAAAGAAGCAGCACAGAGAAACACGCCAAGCAGATACGCTAAACTCAACTGGAAAAAGTAACCACATGGAACCACTAGAAAACAGCCCACTAGCTCAACTTGTAATCATTGTCGCGTTCGCGGCATTTTTTGCGGGGATTCTGCTAGGATTCTGCCACTAGGCAAAACGGAAGCAGGCAATCCGTAAACCTGCAAACTTTCGGGCGGAATACGCCCACAAACGAAACAAGAAAAGGAGAATAACAGAATGAAAACTCAAAATAATGGACTTAAAAAAGTGCTCGCAAAGGCGCGAGCGTTCACGAATTGCGGCATTCGCGAGTACTGCTTTTCCGTCGATGCTGGCGGCACCGTGCGAGTATATGACAGCGTAGCAGATCATTACACAACCTGCCATTGCATGAGCGAAAGGACGCAAAGCAGAATTAGGAGGCTGGCCGCATGACCACCGCCACCGACAAACTAGCCGCCTTTTTCGCTCTACTGGACAAACGCCAGCGTGACGAGGAAGCGCGGCAGGCTCAAGAACGAAAGGAAAAGGAGGACGGCAAGCTAGCGAGGCTGAAGCCTTGGTACTTGGAATCAGCGCAATAAACACGAAAGGAAACCAATGCAAGCACCCAAACCGCTACCATTAACACATCTAGGAACCATACCGAAAGACAGAAATTGCGTATTTTACCGAGTCGAAACTTGGAAAGGCGAGCATTTTGTGGCTGATTTTGCCACCAATTCGGAAGCTCAAGAATACGCTATTAGCAACGCAAGGGCGACAGGATGCCGATACGATCATAAAGTCTCGCGCATGGTTCTCACAAGCTCAAACCGATAACACAAGGCCCGCTAGCTTAACCGCTGGCGGGCCTTTTTTGTGCCCTTTCCTCGCGTTCTGGCGCATCCTAACCCATCGCCAGTGTCTCGATAGCTGAAACGCCTAGCGTTCACGATTTGGGCCGCGTTCACGATGCGGTGAAACAAGGGCGTTCAACTGAACAGTGTCAGCGCCCATATGGGTTGTGATACCGATGGGAGAGCCGCCCACTTTTGGGTTAGTTAGAGCCAAAGACGAAAGTGAAAGAGCAGCAGTCTCGACTCCGCACAAACTTACTCATTCTGCAATCTTTTGTGGTGAGATTGTATTCGGAGAGCCAAAATCGAGCCGCGATGCTCCAGTTATTTGAGGAATTTGGAGAACTGGATTAAATTCTTTTTGACAGAGCCTTTTTCGAGATGTAGGATTACAGCCTCAATTCAATTGGTTTGCTCTGTGAGGCGGAGTGATCCGCGCTACTGCAAACCGCACTAAGCCGACTCTCGCCTCACGTGAGTCGGCTTTTTGTTTTGCGGTTTGTTCAGAAGATCGAGTTTGTCGGGTCTGAGCAAGTATCCACACTTCGGTTTGATTCGGGGGTTAAGGGTGCAAACAGACAAGATTTTAGACACACACTCAGAAATAGCTTGGTGAGCAATCACCGGGGGTGCGGACACGTCTAGGTTATAACTTCCAGCAATGGCAAATGGCTCCCTAGAACAAACGATGTCCTGATGACGAAGCGAAGCGAAAGCACGGCAAAGTCATTCACCCTGACCTTTTTCCTCTCACGGGGAAAGGGGTTAGGGGTTGATTTCCTCTCTCTCTCCGCTGGCAATTAATCCTGAATTTAACCCCTATTAAAACATGAACTACACCGCATACCTACTCTCTCCTGAATGGAAAGCCATTCGTCAAATCAAGTTAAGGCAATCCTCTCACAAATGCGAAGGTTGCTTAAATGCCAGCCGCCTGCAAATTCATCACCTCACTTATAAGCGCATTGGCCGTGAAAAGATGTCTGACTTGATGGTTTTGTGCGACAACTGTCACGGTCAAGTACACGAAATGTGGAAGCGAATGCCAAAGTTTACTGTTTCGCAAATTCGACACTGCATCCTTCATTTTCTTCTTTATTGCAAAAGCCATAACACAAAGCGCGGCAATTCTAAATCGCGTGAAAAGGTAAATAGTCATCATAACAAACTGCCACAACAGGTTAAGGTATTTTTGGCAAGATCAAGGGCAGCATGGAAATGCCCATCACCACCGGAAATGAATACTGAAACAGACTAACCCAAGCCCCAACCACCCAACCAGCGATAAAAGGAAAACGAATATGAACAACATCAAAACCGACAAATACACCCTCATGCTTGGCGAATGCCTTGAACACATGCAGGAAATCGAAACTGGCAGCGTGGATATGGTGCTAACAGACATACCATACGATGAGGTTTCGCAGAAAAGCTCTGGACTTCGATTGTTGGATAGAGGGAAGGCGGATAGGTGCGATATAGACCTGCGGCTACTTGTTGGCGAATTTCATAGAATTTGCCACGGTAGTTTTTATGTCTTCTGCGGAACACAACAGATAAGCCAACTTGTGACTGAGTTTAAAAATCTAAAGATGTCAACCAGAGTGGGCGCGTGGGACAAAACGAATCCATCACCAATGAACGGCACCAAGCTATGGCTGTCAGGCATGGAGTTTTGCGTATTCGCCAGAAAGCCCAAGGCAATTTTCAATGAGAGGTGTAAAAAAGCTTTGTGGAGCAACCCATCCGGCAGGTCAAAAATCCACCCGACAGAAAAGCCGGTAAAGCTTATGGAGAGGCTTATACTGGCAAGCTCGAAAATAGGAGATACCATCCTCGATTGCTGTATGGGCAGCGGCACAACCGGCGTGGCTTGCATGAATACCAATCGCAAATTCATCGGCATTGAGCGAGACGAGAAGTATTTCGCCATCTGCCAGCAAAGAATTGAGGCGGCAGCAAACCAAACCTCTTTACAACCACCCAAAGCTGAACTAATGTTGGGAAACGAATAAACGACTTATGACTAAAGAGAAAATACGAATAGCCATCGCTAAAGCATGCGGTTGGCGTGGAATCTCTGAACAGTTCCTTGTTGGCTACGCTCCATCGCGGCCTGTGCCTTACGAGCAACGCATTCTTGGCAACATTGAGGACATTCCTCTCGATCCTTTGCCGGATTATTTGAATGATTTGAATGCAATGCACGAAGCTGAGAAGAAGCTAGACCTTGCCGAGCTTCTTGTTTCTTATGCAAATAAGCTGGCGAACATCACAACAGAGGCGCGAGGCTTTGATGCCCGTTCCTACGCATTTGTAGCTGATGCCAGTCAACGGGCTAAAGCATTTCTTTGCGCCCTCAACCTTTGGGAGAATAAGCCATGAAAGACCTCGACGACGAAAGCTACCCCGAAAAGAAACGCCGCGCTTACCGATGCAAAGACCGTATGTGCGGTGCTGTGGATTGCGCGAATTGCTTTCCGAATACTTACGATGAGCCGCACAGCGCCGAAGAGCGTGAAGCCCAAGAACAGTTTGAGAAGTACGGGAAAATCATTACTCAACACGTATTTCCGCCAATGCCAGTGCGCACCCTAGATTGGCTTGCCTATCAATACGGCTATGAGGACGGCTTAAAAGGCTGGGGTGAAACCGAAGAAGAAGCGATTGCAGATTTGAAACAGCAGATTGACGAAGAATAAACCACCTTTACAACTTCCCAAATGTGGGATAGGTTTAGACATGAGCAAAACGACGCACCGATGCACATGGCCCGACCACTGGACTAATGGCGGAACTGGAATCACAAAACTTGGAAACCACCCTGTTGCAGACGATGTTCGCGAAAGCGTTGGTCTATTTAACGATCCAGACATTTTCCTAAACAAAACAGGTGATGAGATGCACAGCACACGAAAGATCAAAAATGGAGACTTGTCGGACTTTTGGCAATTTCACCGCAACAGATTAAATCAAAACCAATGAAACTAACCATAAGCGAACTGCTAAAAAAACATTACCCGACGCCACATGCGTACGGCACAATCAATCAATTTGCCGCGAAACACGAAGTAACCACGAAGCAGTTCATGCGGTGGTTTAGCGGTGCGACGACTCCTAACGGGGATCAAGCGTTGCTGTTGCTTCAGAAACTCGGTGAATTGCGCCGCTATTAGTATGAAACCACTCTGGACAACCTCATGCTTACTGGCTCACTCGTTCTGGAGCGGTGCAATCGGTGAATCGCTGTATTTTGCAGTTGAGTACAGCAAGCTGGAAAATACCGAGCGTTTTATGGCTCATGTGGACGATGCTTTGGACGCCTGCATGCGCAGCGCCGACTGGCTTACGAACTGGAAACAATCAACTTTTGCTTAATGCCACAACAACTTGATAGCTCGCTCTGCTCTCACACCGAAGCTCAATACGACGCTTATTGGTCAACCCGACATTGCGCCAAGTGCGAACGTGAAATGTCCGATGAAGATATTGAAATTGACCGAGAGATTGGCGATGGTTTCTGCGATGAATGCAGGAGCTTGGAAGAAGGGGTTGAGCTTTAAGGCTTAATACTCACACAAATCATCCACCATATCGCTAAGATGCGTCCCGTAGATGGCCTGCAAACCGCTTTCTTTGGCTGTTTTACGCGTCGTAGCGTTGGATGAATACCAAAGTCCACACCGAGGTAGTCAAGCGCGGCTAAAATGCCTTTATCGCGGGCGTAGTGGTGGTTCATTTGCCGCATTGTTGCTCCCATTGGTCAAGAATGGCGTTAAGATTCGCGATAGCCACATCCCTGTCTGCTATGGTTTTTGTAGCAATGGTTAGCTCGCGTTCAATTTGCTTTGCAAATGTCTTTGTTTTGGCAAGCTCTACGTCAAAGTCTTCGCTTTCCATGAGTAATTCATGTTCATCGCATCTCGGTGTTGGTATCTCGTCCATAAGAAAGGCTAAACTCAAATCGAGACACTTTCAACGAGAAACATAAAGTTGAAGGTTGCAATCAGACAGAGATTGAGCGAGGATTGGTGCCTATTATGAGCGAAGAAACACAAATTGCCAAGAAACCCGCGAGTATCAAAGAGCTAATTGGAGGGGAGCAGTTTAAGCAGCAATTGTCGCTGGCATTGCCTAGCCACATGACGCCAGATCGCTTTGCTCGCATCGCCCTTACCGCTTTGCAGCGAACGCCGAAGTTGCAGGATTGCACGCAGACCAGCCTGTTCAAATGCTTGCTTGACCTTTCCGCCGCTGGCCTTGAGCCTGATGGGCGTAGGGCTTACCTGATTCCATACGGCACTGAATGCACTTTGATTTTGAGTTATCTTGGATTGATTGAACTCGTTCGACGTTCTGGTGATGTGCTTAGCATCCGCTCTGAGCTTGTGTGTGAGAATGACGAGTTCTCATGGGAGAATGGCAAGGTGACGCACAAGGTTGATTGGCGTAAACCGCGTGGCGATGTTCAGGCCGTTTATGCTGAAGCCGTGCTCAAATCAGGCGAGACGCAGACTGCCACCATGACCAAAGACGAAGTTGATGCTATTCGCAAACGTAGTCGTTCTGGCGCATCTGGCCCTTGGGCAACTGACTATGGCGAAATGGCAAAGAAAACGAGCATTCGTCGTCTTTGCAAGCTACTGCCACTCTCTAGCGAGATTGCCGAGCATATCGACAAGGATGGCGATGTGGTTCTTGAACGCGACATTACGCCAGTTCCGCAAGCTGCGTTGAAGCTGCCGAGTCAGGAAGTGGGGCAGTTCAGTCTTAACGCAATAGGTGACTCACAGAGTCCCGCCAATAATCTATGAATACAGAACCAACTCCCGCCGGGACTCTGTTGAGTCCACCGCCTTGTTCGGCGTCAACGCACTCGCGCCAAGTGATGTCATCCTCGAAAGACATGACGTGGGCGACTCCGCAGCAATGGTTCGACTACCTCGATCTGGAGTTCGGATTCACGCTCGATCCGTGCTGCCACCACGAAACCGCCAAGTGCGCGAAGCACTACACGCCCGCTGAGGACGGGCTGGCGCAATCGTGGCAAGACGAGCGTGTGTTTATGAATCCGCCGTATGGCCGCGATCTCGGTCGGTGGATGAAGAAAGCCTACGAGGAAGCGCGGGACAACGGTGCGCTCGTCGTGTGCTTCGTGCCTGCCCGCGTGGATACAAACTGGTGGCACAACTACGCCGCGAAAGGCGAAGTCCGATTTCCGAAGGGGCGCGTGAAATTTGCAGGTGCGGACGCCTCCGCGCCGTTTCCCGTCGCCGTGATAATCTACCGGCCACGACTTTGACGCCGAACACCTAGTTCAGCGACTCGTAGGGTTCGCTGCAACGATCAGTTAAAATTTATGAAAATCAAAAACGACATAGAGTACAGGGCTGCGAATGGACTAAACTTTTCGTCGCTGAAAAGTATCCTAACATCACCCCTTCACTATCAAACGGCGCTCAAGTCACCGAAAAAGGAGCCGTCTAAAGCGATGTTCTTGGGGACGATGGTGCATTCCAAATGCTTAGAGGGGCGTGAAGAAAACTACGCCGTGATGCCGGATGGTCTGGATGGCCGCACGAAAGAAGGAAAGGCGTTCAAAGACGCCAACGCTTCCAAGACTGTCATTACCCAAGACGAGTACGCGCAATACAAGCGCATGGTTGATGCTGTGGCTGCAAATGCCGATGTTCAATACCTGTTGTCCAAAGCTGTTGATTGCGAAATAGGCATCGTGCAAAAGTATCGCGACACCACCATCAAGGGCAAGATTGACTGCATTTTCAAAGATGAGGATGGTAAATACTGCATCTTGGATTTGAAAACGACAACCTCTTGTGATCCGCATGAGTTCTCGCGTAGCGCATGTGGCTTCAAATATTTCATGCAGTGTTGCTGGTACCAGTCGCTTGTAGCGCTTGAGTATGGGCTGGATTACCGTCCAGCATTTTACTGGCTTACTGTTGAAAATTCCGAAGCCGCTGATGTGTGTATTTTCCAACCGCCTGCCGATGGCCTTGAGCTTGGACAAAAGCAGATGGAAAAGGCGCTAGAGCTACACGCGGAATGTACCGCTAGTGGCAAATGGAAAGGTCACGGTGGAGGCATCATTGAACTCGACGTACCTCTTTATGAAAAGCGCAAATATGGGTTGATCTAACCGTAAAATTGAACTAATCTTTCTTCTATGGCTAGCACAATTAACATCAGTTTTGATCTACTGGCGCTGCAAGGCGCGAAACGCATCACAGGCAAAGACGGCAAAGAATACGTTGCAATCTGCATTCCAGAAAGCCGCATCAACGCGCATGCAAACGGCAAGTGTTACTTGTCAATCGACTGTAAAACCAATCGCGATGGCGAGGATAAGTTTGGAAATTCGCATTCGATTTGCGAGAAGATGACAAAAGAAGAGCGGGCTGCAAAGAAGTACACTCCCTTCATTGGCTCAGGGAAGGAGTTTGTCTTTGACGGCGGCGGATCAGGTGGCTACAAAAAGCAGTCCACTGAAAAAAACAAGCTGCCAGAAAAGCCGATTGCAGATGGATTAGAGGAAGATTCGATACCTTTTTGATTAAAAGGTTGACATGTTTATTGGATAGGTTTAGGATAAAAAATGCACCAAAAAACCTGCTTCAAATGCAATATTACCAAGCCAATTGATGAGTTTTATAAACACAAGATGATGGCTGATGGGCATCTTGGAAAATGTAAAGATTGCACAAAACAAGATGAAAAAAACCGATTTGCCGAAAAAGGAAAAGACCCAATTTGGATGGAAAAAGAATTGGCTAGGCAAAGAGAAAAGTCCGCCAGATTCAGGGCTGAAGGAAGATTCCCAAATAAAGAAGCGTCTGATAGGGCTAAAAAGGCGTGGTATCAACGAAACAAACACAAAAAATATGCAAACGGCTGCGTTAAATATGCCATACAATCTGGCAAACTTATTCGACAACCTTGCGAAGTCTGCGGTGAGCTTCGCGTTCAGGCTCATCACGACGACTACTCAAAGCCCCTTGATGTTAAATGGTTATGCACCAAACACCACGCCGAGCGCCATGTTGAGCTAAACCGCCTCAATCGCAAATACGAATAATTAACCCGCCGCTGCCAGCGGTAATTGGCAGCACAAAACGACTATGACCGAAGAACACTTCCCCGAAACGCCACAAGAAATCAATCGCGTTAAAGCAGCGCTGTTTCAAAACCAACGCGAGTTCATCATCTCAAAGGACAACGTAACCAAGCTCGAAAACGACTGGCTGCAATGGTCTGAAGGCCGCTGCGCTGAACTGGAGGCAAATGTATGAAAATCAAACGACCTAAATTTCCAGCGTTACGTAAATGCACGGTTGGCGAAATGCTCAACGCAGCTTCGCAACTTCATGGCTTTGTCAAAGATGGCCGAAAGGCTGCTATTCTCGCCGAGGCGCTAACCAACATCGCTCAACTCTCGCGCATCCCTCTTTGCAAATGGAGCGAGCGTAAGAAAGCCTTGCGAGCATTGGAAAACATTGACCGAATCGGCATCATGGACTCGCTTGAGTTGCTCAATCCGAAGCAAAGTTGCTCACGATTTGAAGGCGGCGTTGTTAATGAGATGAAGAAGGTTGCTGAGTGGCTTGGCGTATTCGTCTATAAGGTGGACAATTTGATCGTTGTAACGCGCAAGCCGCTCACGATTGCCAGTGAAGATCGTACGCTAGCGGAGATGCCCCCCCCACCTTCGCGGGGAATCGAGTCCTGAATTGCCACTGGTATGAGCGAGATTGTAGTGGGGGTGGATAACGGGTTAAGCGGTGGCCTATGCGTCATCTCAGGCTCGTTAATCATCGCCAAGACAATTATGCCGGTAAAGAAGTCTCGCAAAGGACGCGAGGTTGACGTTGTTGCCACGTGGAACTGGATTCACGACACTGTTCAATATCACAACCTAGACAAGCTGCATGCCGTCGTTGAAGAACCGGGAGGCGCTAAAAGCTACAAGGCGGCTGTCTCAATGGCCGCTTCGTTCCACGCTCTACGCGCCATGTTTGAACTCAACAAGATTCGGTTTACGCGCATCACGCCGCAAAAGTGGCAGAAGCCCTTACTCAAAGCCAAGGCTGGCGATACCAAACCTGCTGCGTTACGCTTAGCTCAAAAGCTATGGCCTGATGAAAGCTGGTTGGCGAGTAAGCGGTGTAGTGTTCCTCACGATGGACTCGTTGATTCCGCGCTCGTAGCATTTTATGCAAAAGAAAACTTATGACAATTTGGATAGCCAAAGCAGACGAGAAAAACCCTCCTACATGGGAAATCATCAACGCCGAAACGCGAAAGACGATTGTTTTCGGTTTATCGAAACAAGACGCAGTATTTTTCGCTGAACGCAGGAACAAGCAAAAGAAATAACCCAATGTTGACTTGGTTAAGTGAATGGATTAGCGTTAAAAATGGAAACGACATCACCATTCAAGGAAATACAAGCATTGCAGGAAGAGCAGCGGGAGGGCTGGATGCCTGCTAAAAGCGATACGCCGGAAACGGATGCCGCAAGTATGGCTTGGTATGGAGAAAAGGACGCCGTAAGTGGAGACTTCGCCCGCAAGCTCGAAAGAGAGCGTAACGACCTAACCCAACGCCTTCGTGAGCGCCAAGAGAGCTTTCAAGCGCAGTTGATCCGCATTGAGGATGGGTGGAGGGAGAAGTTGGTCGAATCGCGCAAGGATGCAGACAGGCTATATAACGCGCTTAGCCCTGTTGCTTGGCTGCATTCAATGGCAAAGGATGGAGAAGCATATAACGAGGCCGAACAAGCCTGCTGCTTGCACGAATCCCTAACCGCAAAACGCCAGTGAGGATTTAGTTGACTGGCAGAAATTTTATCGTATAATTGGAGTGCCTACATAGGCAGTCATCATTTCGGCTGATGATTTAACCGGAGAATTTTCCCTCTCATGCCATAACCGTTCGCGGGAGTGGGCCGAACATGAGGGGGATTTTTACGCACATGGAACGAAAATCATTAAGTAAGCGACTTCGCTTTTCAATTTTTACTCGGGACTCATACACTTGTAGGTATTGCGGCAAGCAGGCTGGTGATGTCATTCTTCACATAGACCACATTATTCCAGTGTCGAAGGGTGGCACCAATGATGAGGCCAATTTAATCACATCCTGCATTGACTGTAATCTCGGAAAATCAAATATCCTTACTCAAGTTACAGCGCCAACGGAAATGGATCGGTTGCGAATGATTCAAGACTCGTTAGAGCAAAGCATGGCGGCAACATTCGCCGCAGAATCGGCAAAAAACAAAATCAAACGAGTTTCATCCTTGTCTGATTTTTGGTGCGAACTTACTGGTAGATCATCTATTGATACAGGGACGCTTCATGTTGTTAATAGCTATCTCCAAAAATACGGAGAGGAAGTTGTTTATGGATGGGTGGCGAAAGCGGCCATGACATGCAAATACTCCGATACGGAAATGGGTAGATATATTAGTGGATGCAAAAGAAAACACATTGAAGAATGAAAATAGACCCCATAATTAAAGCTGCGCTCAAGCATAATCGAGCATTTGAACGGCTGCCGAACGGTGATATTATCGTTCGTGCGTCCACTGATGAGCCTGAATTGGAGTTGGGAGTGACGAGTGAGGCTTGGAATCCAACGCCTGAACAAATCGAAGTTGCCTCTTGGTTCAATCGCAAGCCAAGTACCGAGTGGAGCAAGAAGGAGAAAGCCGCTTGGCTTCCGCATCAAACCCTGCAAGATTTCACTGGAGACGACTGGCTAGCCCTCAAATGGTACTACACTGAGTCTGGTTGCCAATACCTTCGCAAAGACCTTGGAACCTTGCTGAATAATTGGCAGGGGGAGATTGATAGAGCTAAAAACTACGAACCTGAGAAGAAATGACCCAACCTTCCACAACCGAGGAACTTCTTGCCTCGCTAAACAAGCCGCTTCCGTATGATGATCTGTCAGAGCAGGCGATGATTTCATGCCTACTTCAGCGTCCTTCGTTGTGCGATGAAGCTCCGCATCCTGAGATTTGCTATCACGAAGCGAATCGCGTAGTCCTGACAACGATTATCGGCCTATTCGCCGCTGGTAAGCCTGTTGACCAAATATCACTGACTCACGCTCTCAGAAATGCGAATAAGCTAGATATTGTCGGTGGCGCTGCGTTTATCAGTGAGCTTTACACATTGGTTCCGACAACCTCGCATTATTCGTATTACTTAACGATTATTCGAGATAAGTTCACGTTTCGTCAGATGATAGGCGCGCTAGCGTCTGGTATAGCCCATTTGCAGGCGTTTCAAGAGGCCGATGGCGCTTCCGCTACTGATGCACTCCAGCATGTGACGAAGCTCGTCTGTGAGGCTGTAAATGATGATTCTAGCGCTGATTTGCCGTTTCGTCCGATTGGAGAGCTTTTGACCGATGTTGTGAATGGAATTGAGGAACGGTGCGCTAATCCCGGCAAGATTCCCGGCATATCAACAGGTTTTGCTGGCTTTGATAAATACCTTGGCGGCATGGAAGAGGGGCGCTTAACCGTGATTGCTGGTGAATCCAGTGATGGCAAAAGCTGCCTTGCGCGTCAATTCGTGGAATCTGCGTGTTTGCAGGATCATGTTGGGGTTATCTACTCGTACGAGATGACATCTTTGGAAGAAGCTGGACGACTGCTTTGCTCACAATCTGGCGTAGATTCAGGCAATCTGAAGCACGGTATTCTCACGCGGGCGGAACAGCAAAGTGTTGGGGCTAAACTTGGCAGGCTTTCCAAGTGGCCCATTTCCATCGTGGACGTAGCAGGCAAGACGATTGAGCAGATTTGCCGCGACATCGCTAGGCGATCAAAGAAACTCAAACAGGGGCAGAAATTGGTGGCCTCTATTGACTACATCCAGCTTTGCCTTACGTCCAAAACCAGCAATGGGAATCGAGAGCGTGAGGTTGCTCACATCACCGCGACCGCCAAGCAATGCGCAAAGATGACAGGCGCTCATATTATCATGCCTAGCCAGCTTAACGAGGATGGCAAGGTTCGTGAAAGCCGCGCCATAGAGCAAGATAGCGACAACCTGATTATCATTCAAAAGACTGCCGACAAGCCCACTGGCAAGGCGTGGCAAAAGAAGAAAGAGGACGACGAACCGAATTTTGACCGCAACCTTTTCATCAAGAAGAATCGAAATGGCGAGCGCTTGAAGATCGTCAAGGCTACGCTACACGGCAGGTTCTTTAGATTTGAACCGATACAGGAAGCATAACCCCTTGCAAACTCTCACATTTGCGTAAAGATGGCTGCTGAATGGCAGTCAGAGCAAAGAGTATCAAAAAGTATGGCATTGTCCACACGCCGTTAAAAGGGCCAAGGGGCAAGTTAATTACTTATACTGACTGGATGATTGAATTACGAGTTTTGCGTAATTACGATAAATGGAAAGACATAAAAGGCATCAAGTTGCTACCTTGGGAAGAACATTTCTGCCGCTTAACGGACATCATATTCAAAGACCCTAAAGGCATCTGGCCCTTCGAGTGGAACCCAAATGCGCTAAGGATTTTGCGCAATTTCAGGCGTCATCGCATACTTGCGATTGCCGGTTGCGCCAGCAGCGGGAAGACGCACGCAATGGCACTTATCGCCGTTATGATGTTTTGGATTGACCCAAAGAACACCAAGGTTCTCGTCACTTCCATTACCGCATCTGCCGCTTCGGGCCGTGTATGGGGCCATGTCAAAAACTGCTGGTCACACATGGAGTCTTTCTTTGGCAAAGACAACATGCCGGGAAAGCTGATTGATTCCAAAAACAAGATTCGCTACGAGGTAGGGGATCATAAAGACGAAACTCGCGGCATTGAGCTTGTGGTTGGTGAACAGTCGCAAGCCAAAGCATCTGCCGCTAAGATTCAGGGTATCAAATCTCCCAAGTTGATTCTGATGGGTGATGAGTTTGCCGAACTGCATCATAGCTTGATTCGCACGGCGCTAAGCAACCTCAAACGAAACGACGAGTTCTGGTTTGTGGCTGGCTTCAACCCTACGTCAATCTTTGGCCCTGATGGAGCAATTAGCCGTCCTAAAAATGGATGGCACACTGTCACTGAAGATACGCCAGAATGGGAGACGGAGCTTGAGGAATACGGCTACAAAGGCTTCTGTATTCGCTTCGATGGTGAGAAGTCCCCTAACGTGCTTGAGGGCTGGAATCGCTGGAAGGGCTTGCTCAAAGTTGAGGACTTCAAAGAAGCTCAACGTAACGGCACAAAGACCGCTGGCTATTATCAGCAAATCAAAGCGTTCTGGATTACTTCGGGCGAGAAGGATGCGATTTACTCATCTGCCGACATTATCAAATGGCAGGCTGGCGCAAAGGTTAAACGCTGGATTGATGTGCCAACAATGGTCGCTGGCCTTGACCCTGCTTACAAACACGGCGGGGATCGTGCCGCGCTAGCTATTGGAAAAATCGGATTGGCTGAAGACCCGCTAATTGGCAAAGTTCAAAAAGTGTTTGAGCTTATCAAAATCTACTCGCTAGATGAAGATGTTACCGATACCTCCATTGATAAAAGCGAATGGGTAGTGAAGCTAACCAAAGAAAAACTCAAAGAGCATGGCGTTGATGTGCGCAATTTGGCTGTTGACGGAACAGGCGGTGGCGATCCGTTCATGGCGCTACTTGCCCGCGATATTGGACTTGGCGCTCTTAACGTCAAATTCAGCGAGAAAGCATCCGATAAACCAGTCAGCAAAAACGACACCCGTAGAGGCTTTGAGCGGTTCAAGAATATGGCAACCGAGCTATGGATGGTTGGCAAAGAGCTAATCCGCACAGGGCAGCTAAAGGGGCTTGTTGCCGATGTAATGAGTGAAATGGTGGCAAGGTCATACACCGAGGCAAGCGGCAAGATTGCCATTGAGCCTAAGTATGACATGAAGCTAAGGACTAAGAAAAGTCCCGATTTTGCAGATGCAACTTTTTTGGCGCTTCACCTAGCTAGGATGCGACATGGATTGACTTCAAACGAAGCAGCCGCACCACGTCCAGCCTCAAAAACGCATCCAAACAACCTGCTTTTCCCGCCGTATGACTTCAACCGCAAGCCGCAACAGCAGACGAGGCCCGCATATATTAGCATTGGTGGAGGCTGGCATCAAGGTATCGCTTGAGGTAATTGAATCTAGGCATAAAATTAAACCAATGACATACTCAGTCACAATTGAAAATAGCGAGGAAATCTTGGTTCACAACGTCATTTCACCAATGCACGCATGGAGGCAATGCGTCAAAGACGACCATAGTAGAGCGGGGTTGGATTATTGGACAACAGAAGTAAATCCTGACATGGGCGAATCGCATGAGTTGCAATACGACCATGTTTTATATGCTTGATCTTTACGGTAAACCACACGACATATAAATGATGAAGCTATCGCTTTTGCATGCCACAAAGAGGCCCATTGAGGGGAAGAAATGCCAGCAACTCTGGCTAGAACGCGCAGAGAATGCGGCGAATATTGAGATAATCACCGCAATTGACGCTGATGATGAGGCATGCAAACAAGCATTTCCGAACGCTGTTTTAAGCTACGGAGTTGGTGTATGTCCAGCTTGGAACGAGGCCGCTAAACATGCCACTGGAGATGTTTTTATAGTTGTAGATGATGATTTTGAGCCTTGTTTTGGATGGAATGAGGTGATTTGCTCTTATATGGCAAAGGGTGCCGACATTCTCCATGTTGGCGATAAGCATCGCAAAGACCAATTGATGTGCCACCCAATCTTCTCAAAAAGATACTACGACACGATTGGTTACGTTTGGCATCCCGCGTTCAGGTCTATCTGTTGTGACGACTGGTTTACGACGATGGCAAAATCATGGGGTTACGTTGACGCCACCGAAGGCGGGAAAGTTGATCTTGGTTTTCTACATGCCCACGTCTCTCAAGGGTATGGGCATGAGGACGAAGTGGCCCGCATCAGCAACTCCAAAGAACGCTACGCCCACGGCAAAGCGGTTTACGAGCGCCTAGTAAGCAACCAAGTGGTTCTTGCCTTTACTGCTTACAATCGCGTTGACTACCTCAAACAGACTTTGGCTTCGTGGCTAAAAACGAATCTTGAGCTTGTGACATCGGTTCAATTCTACATCGAGCCTTCGGATAAACTGGACGAAATCACCAAAGTTATTGATGACTTTGCCGCCAAATGTCCAGTTCCCGTGATTAAGCATGTGAATCCTGAGAGGTTGGGGGTGTTGAAGAATCCCAAAAACCTATTCCACAATCTTTTTGACCTGCAATTAGCTACCGCAGTTATTTTGGCCGAGGACGATTTCATTCCATCAAGTGACATTTTACGATTCTTTGAATCGGCTCGTCAACAAGCGCAACCTAAGACGCTCGCCATTTGCGCCAAGAACGTTGGGCCTACCAGCAATGAAGACCCATCCACATTTACCTACGATGAAGGATTTTCGGGTAACATCTGGCTGACATGGGCCGACAGATGGCGCAACTACTTACGTCAGGGGTGGGATGAAGACTATTCCAGCGGAAACGCAGATGGAACTCCTTCGGGTTTCGACTGGAACATTCATTTGCGCGTGATGCCTAAGAATGGTCTGAAATGCCTTGTGCCAACAGCCTCAAGAAGCTGGCATATAGGCGTCCACGGATGCCACACGACACCTGAAGGCTATAATGAGACAGTGACGTGGAATTTCATCAGGGAAGATTACCAAGGAGAATACCGAGAAAAAACATTATGACTACTTTCGCTAGCGTTGGAGATGCGGGTGATCTGTTCCTTTCTCTAGCCACCGTCAAAAGCAAGGGCGAGAAAGCTATTTGCTACCTGTATGACAACGGGCAAACCGCTGGCATTCTACGTCGCTTTGACGTTGTGGCACCGCTTGTGAAGGCGCAACCCTACATTGAAGATGTGCGCCCGTGGAATGGCGAGCATATCGACTGGCATTCCGAGAACTTCCGAAAATACGGATACCACAACAATGGCCTAAGCCTTGCTCTCAACCATGCTGAAGCAGCAATCCGAGATGAATTCATATCCACGTTTCCAGACGTTTCTCAACCGTGGCTAACAGTCAAACCTAGCACCAAATGGGCTGAACGTGTGGTTATCAACAAAACAACCAGATACGAAAATCCGCACTTTCCTTGGCGCAAAATCGTTGAGCACTATGGCAAGAAACTGGTTTTTCTTGGCACTAAGCCGGAGCACGATCTGTTTGAACAGCGATTTGGGGAGGTCGAATACTATCCAACGGCGAATTTTTTGATTGCAGCGCAAGTAATAGCTGGTAGCGCCTTGCTAATCGCTAACCAGTCAAGCTGTATGACGATTGCGGAAGGATTGAAGCATCCTCGCATTCAGGAGGTTTGTTTATGGTTGCCCGACTGCTTGTTCAATTCCAGCCCAAATAACGCACAATACAGCGCCGATGGCTCCATGACCCTACCCGCCGTTGGAGACACGCCAGAACTCGTTATAGAGCGAACCAAGCCTAAGCCAGAGATGAACATGCACGAAACGCCTCCCGGCATGTGGCAGTATCCCGATTGCCCGTCGCAAATGAGTCCTAGCGTCGTCATCACATTCATGCGGCAGAATAACCCGAAATTGACCAAAGACGAGGCGATGGCCGAATTACTCGCCTACAACGCCAAGCGGATTCCTTCGTGGTTTGACAATGTAATGCTTGACCCTGAGCTAAAGAAGTTTATGGTTGCTAAACGAAACGCTGGAATCGCCTAAAAGAACTTACGCCACTTATGAAAGTAGTAATCCCTGTAACCACTCACGATGTCACCCGTCTGCCAAAAATGGTCAAAGCTCTCATTCATTTTGGGGGCTTAATTGACCACGGCATCGTTTTTCTTCACTCGCCATCGTGCGCCGCTGAAGCTAAGCAAGCCGCTGATGAAATTCGTCCTTCCGTTGGTGGCGTTGAATGCTTTGAGACAAGCTACGAGTATCAATTTGGCCTGTTCACTGATGTAAACATGCTGTTTGTCAGCGCCGTTCGTCACCTTGCGAATATCGGCAATAAAGAACCCTTTTTGTGGCTTGAGCTTGATGCGCGTCCAATTGACTACGGCTGGCTAAATACGCTGGTGAAGGAATACAAGCAAAAGGGCCGCGAGTGCATGGGCAACGTAGTTGATTTGCCACTGATTAGCGCTGGTGAGCTTATCACCGTCACGAATGACAAAATGATGATGGCTGTTGGCATCTATCCAGCCAATTTGTCCACGCATCCCGAATCTTCTGCGCTTGTGGCTGACTTGAGTAAACCGCCACCGCGTAATCCTGAGCCTCCTTTTGACGTGTATTTGCGTGGAAGCCTTCGCCGTATTGGAATGGCTGATACAAACCTCATCGCAGACCAATGGAATACGATCAATTTCCGCAAAACTACTGATGGCATTGCTTGCGATGCAAAGCCGATTAACCGCACGGTTCGCCTTCGCGGTGGGCTTGTGAACAAAGAGGCTGTTCTCATTCACGGTTGCAAGGACGATAGCCTTGATAACCTACTATTTCCCGAAAGGGAGTGTCAACCGGACGTTACTGCAACGCCACATGCAGCCCCAACACCGGGAATTGTTGGGGGTTCTCATGCGCCACTTCCCGCTGGCGATGTGGCGAGCGGGGAGCCTTCGGGCTTGAAGGAGCTTGTGGAGGCTAAATTGGCAAAGGGTTCGTTGCGGCTTCATGTGCTGGCTTCGGAGCTTAAAAGCGACAATCAAACGATGAAAGCCAAGCTTGAGGCTGCTGGCTTTAAGGTGTCAGTTCCCGCTGGATGGATAAAAGCTGCTTAATAAGCATAACGTAAACTAAAACAATTATGAAAACTGAAATCGACCTTAATTGCCCCGAATTTCTTCAATCATTAATGGATTCAGCCATTGCGATTGCAAGTAAATCCACTTGGCCCAAAGAAGGAAAAATGGCAATGGATTTGGCCTCTGTTGCTTCAGCCATGCTGATTAATACTCGCCATAATGATAATGTTTTGGCATCAAGTATGTCACGTCACTTGCATGGCGAAAGTTTGAGCTAAGCCTTCCAACAGTGACTTGGAAACGTAACGCCCGTAGTATCCAGCGCCTCTTTTGGAACATGAATAGCGATTCGGTTCTGACAACCGCACCTACGGCATGACTGCAATTCAGGATCACGGCTGGATGATGGCATACCAGAACGCTCTGCAAGCCAACGAAGCCCCGTGCAACCCAAGCATAGTTTAGCGTGACGGTTTTCTTTGCACGCAACACATATAGCCGCTCTACGTTCAGCCTCTTCTTGCGGAACCCATTGAGCGCCTTGTGATAGCCAGTTCTTGAGCGTAACTGCAAATCGCTCTACATCTGCAAACGTGGTAAACCGTTCAGGCTCACCAATCTCGCGGCACTCAATATCGGGCCGTTGCTCGCAAATCTCTTGGCGAATGACAGCCTGCCAGTTTTCGGGGATTTCGATGTTGTTTGCGATCCAAGACTTGTGCACACGTTGGAGAATCGCTGTTAATGCGTGTTCCTTAAATGAGATGCCAGTGCGCTCATCGCGATATGTCCATCCTCCTGATGGCGTTTCGTGTTGTTGAACGGGTTCTATCATGGCCTTAATTCTTTGATCTTCGCCTCAACCGCCAAGGACGCAAGCGCAGGTTCCTTGAAGTGTCCAAGGTAAATATTCTTCCGCTCATGCCTGACAACCGCCTGCCAGCTTCCGTCTTTGCGCGGATATACGCCTCTAAATCCAGATGATGATTGATTTGACCTTGGAACTCGCTGGCAAATAGGAATAACCGAATGGTCTTTTAGTGGAGGACGATCTAAAGCAAAAAACTCTCCATGCAGTTCTCTGCCGCGTTTTTCGTAAGCTGCGTACGCCTCTTTTGCTGAAGGGAACGATCCAAGATATTCGCCTTTTCCTTGGAATTGGATATTGGCACACCAAGAATTATTCTTCCTACTTGGAATCAACTCTACCCCTCTGAATCCAGATGTCGGCACATCCCACTTAGCATTGCACATATTTTGGTTTCTGTTAGCAATGCGCAGATTATCCCTTGAGTTGTCCAGTCTATCGCCATTGGCGTGATCTACTTCAAGGTCTTGAGGATGCCCCATAATTTGACGGTGCATCCAAATACGGCAAACGCCCAAGGATTGCCTTTCGCTTTTGCTGGCGTTTCTGCACGCGCTATCATTGGCAAATAACCATTGATATTTTCCGATAACCGGAAGGTCTTCACTGCTAATGATGCAGTATTTGCCTTGCGTAAGAGGAATCCGAACGTATTTTTGATTAGCGTCTGACATGTTAGTAGCGTGTTAGGTGTTAGCGCCATGATGAGTGCTGATACACTCCCTTGGCGCGTTTAATTTTCCACCACTTAGCCCGAAGTCAAGGGTTGTTTTATAGCACGTTTGGTGGCCTTATCTCTAATGTCGTCTGCCTTTTCAGCGACGAATTTCTTGGCTTTGTCTTTTGGCATAGAGATGATTCGTTCGCCATATTTGAGAATCAGGTCGGAATAGCCCTTACCAACGATCTTGACGTAGCGATTGGCCTCGTCGTCTGTCATCTCACGCTTATGTGAACCTTTGCCAACGAGACGGTTCTCCGCCACGGCTGGCGATAACCAAACTCCATGCGAATTAACACGGCTTAACATCTCATATTCAGGGCTTGCTGGCTGATGAACAAATTCACGCGACCAAGGCGTTTGAGACGGCGCAATGACGTTGCCAAAAATGTCGAGATATTCTTTGCCGATGTATCTGCGGTAATAGGGCAATTCCTTGCCTAGATATTCCCATCCTTCGTATTTACGAATTTCTGGCTGCATATTGCGGTCAATATCCTTGAAAATACGAGGAATGTAGCCGCCAGCGTAGCCGCCAAATACACGCGCTGCTTTATTTGCAAATGCCTCAACTGGATCACGGGAGGCCATGCTACTACCAAACAGTTCTGTGAACTGACTTAGCGCTGATGTTTCAGACACGGATTTACCCATAGCCCAACCCATCGTGACGCCACGCTTTAAAACGCCGCCCTGCGCCCATTGGTCGGGGCTGTATTTGATTTGATCCGACATGGCTCCAGCGGCAGCTAGAATTGGGCTAATCGGCCAGTTCATAAAATTTGCCACGGTTCGCTTGCCGTCCTTGCCTCTCCACCAAATCGTGTGCTCCTTCAATCCGGCTGCATCACGTTGACGTTTTTCTTGCGGGGTAAGATTACTCCATCCGCCTTCAATACCCCATCCGCGCTTTTCATCATCTGGCTCATCTTCGATAGCCTTCAAAGTAAAGTAAACGAACGAGAATAGCATTGTTCCAACGGCCTGATTTCTCCAAATCATCGCCGTGTGTACACGCTGGCCTTCAACGCTTGATTCCTTGGTTCTAATGAGTCCGGCAACGGGAATGAATGAAATGGTCTGATTCAGCTTATTGAGCGCAAATTTGGCAAATTGGAGGCCCAAAATTGGTAGTGTCTGCATTGCTCCTGCTTGGATAAGTTCAGCTACGCCAACCATGATCTTGCTAAATGCACTTCCGCCATTTTGCAAAAGGTCTTGCTTCATCCGCACAACAAACGCTTCCGATTTCTTTTGAACAAAGGCGTCGGCAAATTTAAGCCCGCTGTAAAGCCATCCGCCCAATCCAGTAGGCTCCAAGGTAAAGTTAGATTGCCGTGCGACTTGATTCATGTTTTCAGCCAGCGCGGTAATCTTGGAAAGCTCCTGATACGCAGCGTTTCTAGCCCAAGAGTTGAGGCGCGATGTGTCGGCTGGTTCTGTGCCGCCATATTCATTAGCAATGATCTTTTTGCGAGCCTCTTTGAACAGCTTAGATGTCTGGAAACTGCCAGCTTGGTAGCTATTGTTCAGCATCGAATACACCAATGGCGCTGAGCCTGCTTTGGTGATGTTAAAGTTGAAAGCGTCCAGCGCATTCAAAATACGGCTTCCATAAGTCATAAACCAACCTGCGTAGCGAACGAGTTGATTCTTGCTGGCAATCATTTTCTCAGCAACGGAGAACGAGAAACGCCCCATCTCTTTACGGAATTGGTTGTCAAAGAACGCTGACTGCATAAGTGCGGCAGGGTCTTGAAGCGTCTTGTCTCCAGTCAAGACGTACATGTATGCGCTGCGCAGTTCGGGGCCAATGCTGCTCCACCAGTTTTTGATAGAGTCTCCAATGGCAGCACCCTTTTCCGCCATAGACATCTTTGGATTAAGCAAAACGGTTGCCGCGTGGCCCATAAGTTCATAACCGCCCGACAGGAAGCTCCACCCGATTGTAAACGCAGTTCTTGGGCCTGTAAGCACGGCGCTAATCCACCATGCTTTGAGCATTTCGCCAAGAGACAGGTTTTTATTGACCATCATCTCTTGAAGCTCGTTTTGCAGCTTCGTGCGCTCATGTGGTGAAATATCTTCACTTAGGCGTGCGGAGATTTCCTTGGCGCGTTTATTTTCAGCGGCGGTGAGAGGTTTAATGCCAAATTCCTCTCCAACCAGAACTGCTAGGTCGTCATAATCAAATACGCCTGAATCAATCTTTCGTAGGATGGCTGGACGCTTATCAAACACTTTTGCCGCCTTTTTGGTCATGCGGTTGCGATGTTTGATTCTCAAGCGATCAAATTCTTTTTCCAACACTTGTGCGCGGCGAGCATCCCAAGCCTTTTCAAGAATATCGGCCAGCTTTTGCTTATCAGCATTGTCTAAGTCGGCAAATGCAGGCTCGTCTTTAACGATGTCAAACATGCGGCCTTTGATTTGACCCTGATCTGTTTGTGTCATTTCAAACAGGCGCTTCCATGCCAATGCTGGCGCAAGTGGCGCATCAATACCGGGACGAACCGCCGTGAGTTTGCGAACGATGATCTTGAGCGCCTTTTGTGCATCAGCACCAAATACGGCATCACGAACGGCTTTGTTAGATGCTGCAATTCCAGCGTCTCTAGCCTTCTGCAAATCGGCAACAAGAGCGTTAAATTCATTGAGGATATAGGACTTTTCATAGCTAGGATCGTGTTGGAATTGATCTGGATTAGCTGCCTTCTCTTGTTTTACCGCGTCCTCAATGCTTTTGAGAACAGCATCGCGAGCGCCATTCACATCATCTAAAATCTCCTTGGAATTGTCAAATTTACCACCTTCCAAAGACTCCCGAATAATAGACCTAGCCTGAGATGATGAGTAAAGCTGTTTCGGAACCTCGCTCATCAATGAGTTCAGTAGAGTCTCAATTTCTTCTGGCGTGGCATCTTTATTTTCTTCTTGGAGTGTTTCTTGCACCTTGTTTCTGGCCTTATTCCAAGCGTCCTCAACGATTTGCTCATTGGATGCAACATATCCAAATGCTCGCAACGCCTTCTTGCCAAGCGATTCTTCTGGAATGGTTTTTGGTTCAACCTTGATATTCTCGCTGAGAATCCTTTTAAGCTGTTTGGTCAAGTCCGCCAATGTTTTTGGTGCAACAGGCTTCTTAATGGAGCGATTTGCGCGGCCAACAATACCAGAAACTACGTCATCAACGATTCTGTCGCGATATGAAGGCGCTTCGGGCATCAAATCAGCCAAAGCAGCATCCAGATTCGTGCCAGCATTGAGCTTGGCCGCTGTTCTCGCAATCATGCGAGCGATCAACGGATGAACCGCTTCTTCTTTTGGGGTGCGTGGTTTGCGCGGAGTTGCCGTCTTTTCGGTTCCGGTAAGTTTAGCAACAATGCTGCCGAACTCTTTTTGTAGCTTGGCTTTCAGCACGCCGACACCCTTTGGCCCCATTTGAATATAGCGAGCAACTTCTTCATCTGCGGATTCAGCCGCATTGGATGCCTTGATGCCTTTGGCGGCAAAGAAAGTCTCCGCCTTGGCAATTCTAGCAAGTGAGCGAAGAATCGCTTTAGCTCTCTCCCAAAGAGTCCTGTTTTCTGGCGTCAATGCAGCTTCACCAGCGGCAATTTCATCTTCAAACTGAATGCCAGTCAAGGCATCAGCAACATCCGAATCGGCATCATCTTTAGACTTTGCGCCAGCATCGTTGATGTCTTTGGCAACTTCGTTTGGATTTGCCACATTTGAATCTGTGACTTCCTTTTGGCCCTTTTGAGTCTGTGCGGCAAAGTTGGTTAGTAAGTAAAGCCCCTGATACGCGGGGTCTTCCATTGCTCTTTGAATAGCATTGCCCGTGACGCCAAAGTTATTGGTTAGATTGAACCAGAACTTCGACCACGCATCAATCTTGTCCTGTTGATTATTGGCGGCTGTAATATCGCCATCGTTCATCAATTGTTCCTGCTTTTGGATAGCTAGAAGAAGCCCGTGATTGAAGTAGATGCTTTTCGCGACTGATTTAGCCGACTCATTCCACCCCTTCATTGCTTCCTCTGTGAAATCGGGCTGGATAACCGTTGCTAGAATGTCACCGGAATCAATGCCGCGCTTAACCATGTCATCAATAGCAGCAACGATGAGAGATTTGGTTTCATCGTAAAACTTTTGACTTCCAAGTGGAGCAAAGGATTGCGACATGGCATCTTGCAAAGGCTTTCCAGTGTAAGAGTTGGCAGGAAGCCCATTGACGATTTTATCAACCTTGCCAGTAATTCCACGGGCGGAGTGAATAGCTGTATCAACATCCTTTTGAGCTTTGCTCGCCTTAATCTCAGTCGGCATCACACCAAGCATCTCAAGCTGCTGTTCGGTATCCTGAATACGTTGTGCTAGCACATTACCAAATCCACCGCTGCGGGATTGACCATAGGCTTGCTTTAGCCAATTAAGCGCATCCTGAAGCCATTTAACGAGCGTGTTTGCAATGCGTTTATATCCCGTGGCTGTAATTTCGCCGGAGCGTTTGGCTTGAATAAGCGAGCGAATTAACTCTGAATGAGCAAACATGGGGGCCGAAGTATTGGCAGAAAGCTGTATCAATTGCTCAAGGCTTGCGTTAGCAATTTCGCTTTTGTCGTGATACGAGGCCACTGTTGCCCCAAGAGTTTTTCGCAACGCTTCTTTGTCGGAATCTGAAAGTGTTTTTGCAACGTCCTGCAAATCCTTGGTGAGCCTTTGTGTTTCACGTTGAGCAAAGACAATAAAGTTCCCCTTGCTTCCTTGAGACTCCCATTTTGACCTTATCGCTAAATAATCCGCAAGATGAATTATTTCCTCTTCAATTGCATCCGCGATATAGCGGAAGCCAGCCTCCGAAGAACCCGAATCGCGTATAATTTGTCTTGCCTGCCCCTCTCCGAGTCCCATGACGAGTTCACCATTCTCATGAGGCATGACCTGTAAAGGGGCATTTGGGTCGAATCTTGCCATCCGCACTTTGGATAATGCCCCGTGCAAGGCAACGGTATCGCGAATGAAGCTCTTAATGCTATCATCACTGATGGGTTTGCTGGCCGCTTTGTCGATAATGGATTTGAGTGCATTTTGGTCAATTGGTGTCGCTTTAACAATTGGACTTTCTTGAGATGGAAGAACGCCATCGCCAGTTTCAATCTGATTAACAATTCGCTCAATGTTGGCAACTTCGTCTTTAAGCAGTTGTCCAAATTCACCGCTTCTCACGCTAGCAAGCGTATTGCGCAGAGAATTAAGCACATCGTTTGCCCATTTGACGAGCATATCTCTAAACTTCGCCCATCCTGTTTCTGTCGTGAAGTCCTGCCTGCCGATTTGCACAAGCTGGCGAGTGACTTCCATCATGAACTCAGGCATCCTTACCTTGGCATCACCAAGAGCGTTGCCAAGCTGGTCAAGTGTAGAAACTTGGCGGCTAGGATCATAAAGGTTCCAAGCGTGAATGAGCGCGGTATCAATTTTGCGAGCAGCGTTGGAATCACCGTTTTGAATCGCGGCATTCCTTTGGGCCATCAACTCATTGATTTGGTCATTGAAATGCTTGTTTTCAAATGCCACCACGGAGCCTTTAGCGCCACTCTTAACCCATTGCTGCCAAGCGTTGTAGTGCTGTGCAAAATGAATCATTTCCTCCTGCATCATATCATACATGAAGGCGTGAGCCTCCAATGCCGACTTTTGCAAAATAGGATGCTTTGGATCAATAGATGGGTTTATTTCGACCACCAGCCTCTCGGCATTAGTCTCTGGAAGGAGTGCTGCAAAAGCATGATCTGATGGCGCTTTGGCAATTCTGTATGATGAAGAAACAAGCTTTGAGTTGGCCGCAATTCCTTCCAACCGCTTTGCTCCGAAATCGTCAAGAGCATTCTTTTTCTGGTCTGGCGAGAGGTTTCGCCATACTCGTTCATCCACCACTGCTCTGAGAGTATTCGCTCTTGGCGATTTGTCCTTTGGCGATAATTGCGGAGTAGTAGCGCCATACTTTTCCGTTCCGCCGCGAGGTTCCATTGTGCCTCTTGGTCTGAGGCTAGTAGTATTAGCTCGAATGTCGTTTTCATAATTCGTTTCTTGAGATGGCATCACGCCCAAATAACTCGCAGGCAATCCCGCTACATCATAAACGCCCCATTTCTCGCCTGCCGCAAGCATATCCGAGCTTCTATCGGTTGGCACAAGGAACGCGCTACCGTCTTCGTAAAGCGCCTGTACTTGCTCGCCAAATTGCTTCTCTGTCAGCGTTGGAATCGCCTCTTTAGCCGTGTCGTAAACTTGCTGCAACGACGCTTGAACGCTGCCGCTACCTTGAATGGCGGTATCATAAGCCTTGCGGATTTCGGTGCGGACTTGTGCGGGTGACATGCTACCTGCGGCACGCGAGGATTCAGGGTTTCTAGTAGAGAACTGAGAACTGTTAAAAATGACATAGCTAGTGGTTTTAGGATTGCCGTGCTCGTCAAAAATAATCCCGTCAACAAATGGCCTGATGGCTTCCCCAAGATGATCGGTGAGAGCCTCATTTGGGGAGAAATCTGGGCCAAAGCCATCAATCGCGGAATCAAGAAACGCGAACCATTCGCGCAAAGTTTTCTCTCCTTTGTATTCCTCATTTTGGGTGAATGGGTATAGACGCACCTTGGTTGATAGGGGAATGCCAGCTTTTGCAAATGATGCCTCTGCCTGCACTTTCGTTTTAACCCCCCGAAGATCGAGCGGATTGCGGAACAACAAACTTCCAGATGTAATTGATGACTCTTCACCCGCAATGTTGCTAAACCCATCCAGCATGTAACTACGAGCATAGTCTTCATCGCTGCTAAAATGCAGACCTCCTTTGGGAATCTTACCTTCAAAAGGCGTGGTTTGTCCTCTAAATGCTGTTGGAATCACAACCTCCGCCTCAGAAAGACCGCCCAGCGAAGGCTCAACCTCTTGCGTCACCACCTTCTCCCTCATCTGCCGCATCCTTTCAGACGCGGAAGCTAGTTGGGCATCGAGCGGGTTTGTGTAGGAGATACGAGACTCCCGAATATCCGCCTTCGCCGCGTTAAAGCGTTGCGAGAGGGGGATTACTTGGCCGTTGTCATCGCGGGTGATGGGGTCGGCGGATTTGATTTGGTTGGGGTTGAAGACAACATGGGAGGTTGCTGGCTCATCTAAACCGCCTTCAATAAGCGAGCTATCAGGATGAATAATGCCATCGTATCCAGCTTTCACAAAAGCATCTCGCAAAGCGCTTCCGTATTCAGCGCCAGCGCCAACATGGGTTGGATGTAGCCAGAACCACACAGGCTGAACCTTACCAAGACCACCGTTTACAAGCCTATCAAGGCGGCTTGATACAATGGCTGGCAAAGTCACGCCAGATTCAATCATCTTCGCCTTAAAATTGTCATATGAGATGTTTTCCTGTGCGAATACCAATGGCTTCTTTAAGCTCAAAGAAACACGATTGATTTTGCCCTTCTCGCCAGCACGCCTTGGCTTGGAATAATCAGCCCACACTTTAGGAGAATCTGAGAAATAGAATCCCATTTCTCCACCGTGAGACATTACATTGTCTCTTGGGCCATAAACAGTAGTCGGCTCATCGCCCTTTTCGTAAACAATACCATTGCCGACATTAAACACGTTATACCCAGCCGCCTTCGCCGCCGAATCCACCATCGCCTGCTGCTTGGCAACGTCGCCATCAGCAATCGCCTTGGCATACTCCGCATCCATCTCAGGCGTGACAAAGCCTTGCGCACGAAGCTGGCTCATCTTAATCCCGCCACCATTCACAAGCCTCGCATCAGCCGCCTTAGCGCCCGCTTTCAACAGCTTCACGACATCACGCAAATTCTTCACCGTAGGCTCACCATCTTTGCCCGTGATATAGCGCCAAATGTCCTTCAAAATCTCCACAAGGCGAGCAAGTGGCCCGCTAGTCGGAAACTTCGTCATCTTCTCGACCTTTTTTGCAAGGAACTCTTCAGCAAGGCCAAGCATCTGCTGCGGATTTGTTGCCCAATCGGCGTATTGCGGGTAATCCTTGGCAAGTGCATCAAGCTCTTGCGGTGTAGCATTCTGCCGCACCCATTGCAGTATTTGCATTTGCAGCCTCGCTGGCAGGCCGTAGATGCCACGGTGAACAAGACCTTCGTGAATGAGCACACGACGTACAGCGGCAACTGAAGGCGTAATACCGAGCTTTGTAGCGTTTGCGCGATCACTAGCGTTGACTCCGATGCCGTCTGTAAAGACAAAAGCTCTGCCGTAAGCGAAATTGCCCTCATCTACACGTCCAGCTTTGATGATCTTGTAGAGTTCGGGGAAGTCCTTCTCGTTCTGCTTATTCGCCAAGAACTCTTTGGATGTGCCGACAAAGGCATTCAGGACACCGGGAACATCGCCTGAGTTGTGAACAAGCGCGAGGCTTTCTTGCCCGTCCATAGGGCTTACGGCGTTCATTTCGACACCTGTTGGAGTTCCGATGATGGAATCTAGCGATTCACGGCGAGATTCGGTCAATTTCTCCTGTTCAGCGCGTTCTTTTTCAAGGCGAGCGTTTTCCTTCTCTTCCTCGCGTAGCTTCTTTTCGTAGAGCTTACGTTCAGCCTTTTCTTGGGCTTCTGCCGCCGCATTACTGCGGTAGCGAGCTTCGTTAATCTTGGTCTTTTGGATGGATGTTAGACCGTCCAAATCGGCGGAATTGCCTGATTCAAAGAACTTGGCGGCTTTGGAAAGCACTTCGGTAGTGTACTTTGCTTGAGCGCCAACTGGTAATTCCGAGATGATATTTTGCAATGCCGATACGCCCGCCTCAACCTTGGGGTTAGTTGGGAGCATTGTGTCCTGACTACTAGCCGGGAACGGTTGCCTTGTAACGGGCGCTTCATCGCCGCGAACCAGAGGGTTTTGAGTAAGATCAACTTTCGCGCTTGGCGTTTCTCCTTGAGATGGGGCCATAATCGCTTCCATATCACGGGCAAATTCTTCGGCGGTGCGTGGCTTCTTTTTTGGAATATTTACGTCAAGCTCTTTTGCGCGCTCATTTTCCAAGCGACGTTCTTCATCAAAGGCCGCTTGTTGTTCAGGCGTGCGAACAATCGTTGGGGTATTTAAGATGCGTGGGTTATCACCGCGAATAGCTTTACCATCAGCACGCGAACCAACTGCGGCAACGAGGCGATTTACCACGTCCTTTTTGATGCCTGTTGTCGGGTAATTCATCGCTTTCGCCACTTCTTTGAGCGCAAGCAGGTCTTTGACGCCACTTAGTATCTCGCGGGCTTCATCACGCGAAGATGCGGAATTGAGACGAGTGACGATTTCTTGAGTGGCGGAAGGCTTTTCAGCTTTTTCGGTGGATTGTGGCGCTAGGGAAATCTTGGCTTGGCGAAGATCAATCACTGAGACATCATCTTGAAGAATGCCCTTGTGTTGTGTTTCAGGATGATTTAGCCACTCTTCAATTGTTCCATTTGGATTGTCCTGAATAGCCTTTGAAAGTCCATCTGATGCAATCACAACAGACTTGTTAGTTGCATCTGTGATTGTAAATGGCGCTTGCATTACCCCCTTAAACTTAAATGGGTCTATACCTAAAACGTCGCCATTTGGGGAGATATAAACCTTGCCCAATGTCTGAATGGGCTTTCCGTCAACTAACGCAATAGTGTCGCCAACAGTAACAACCAATGTTTTTCCTTCAAACTTGCCGCTTCCTTTTGGATAATTGACGCTTAGAGCAATCGTTCCAATTGCGCTTGGGTACTGACTTGCTTGGAATGCGCTCTTATGCTTTTTATAGAAAAGCGCCAAGGCAGACTTCACATTATCTAATGGCGGCTTGGAATAATCCCAGCTATCCAGAATAATTTTCGGAAGATCATGTACCTTCATTCCAGTACCCTCATCAGAGGTGCCATCAACAATAACTGAAATGTTGTCGTTGCCACCAAGGCTGTCTTCAATGTAGTCATCCGGCCTTGTTATGAAAACTGATGGGTCGGAAGTTGGAATGGATTGCTTTTTGTTGGCAATAAATCCAATTGAACCGTTGTTAAATGATACTTGATATGCGGCTCCGTGTTGGGCAGGAAAATCCGATTTGCCAACCTTGGTAACTTTTGCCGTTAGTGGAACTGATAAGCCAGCCACGCTGCCGCTGTCTCCCGACATGGGCTTGCCTTCGGTAGCGTTCGTCGGCGTCTCCACTGGGGGAGTGATTGGTTTGGTAGGCTGGCTTTTTTGCGAAGCAATCAAATGCTCCGCGTAGTCCATAGCAGTCTTGCTGATTTGCGATTCAGCCAAAAATGATCCATCTGGATTCACCAGTCTGCGTTGCGTGATTTTAGGGCCAGCGGCCAGTTCATCCTTAGCGGCATTAAAGGCGATTGTTTCAGGGTGGTTAGGATTGCCAAAAGGAACCGTGTTCCGCATACTGCGAATCAGCGACTCTAGTTTTTTAATCCGCGCGGTATCCGTTGTAACCTTTTGCTCAACTTTTGCGCCTGCTGCCACTTTGTTTTGAACGAGTTCTTTGCGCTGGAATGGCATTCCTCCACTGGACACACTTTCATCCAGTGCGTTGCGAGCACGTTTAGCCACCATTGGCGTCATTCCTTTGACGAATGAATCTATGGAATCAGCTTGATTTGTTGGTTCACTTTTCGTTGGCGCAAACCCCAAATCAGCCCCCTTCTCCTTGCCACTATTTATCGCGGCAGCTTTGCGGACAAGTTCGGTGATACGAGGGGCGTTTTCAGTTTCTGTCCGCTCTTCAATATCGCCCGCATGAGCGCGAACAATTGGATTGGCTAATGGCTTTGCAGCCTGCTTTTTGCTTACCACATTGCCACGGTCATAAACCAGTTCGTAATTGCCATTAGCGAGATGCTTATACACACGAACTTTTTTAGCGTCCAGTGATGGTAAATGCTTGCCGCTTGCATCCGTTGGGAACATCGTTTTCCCCTTGCTGTGGCGTCCACTGGTTGATGGTTTAATGGATTCATCAGCAGTTACAACGATGTAATGATTTGGATTATCTTGGGCGTAACTAACTGCCGCCTGACCTTTACTAAAGGATGGGAACGCGGTTGGTCGAGCGGCCAACTTGTCCGCAAGGCTACTTCCTGTCTTGTTTTTATTTGCCGCATTGGTGCGAACCTGACCGCTCTCAACAATGTCGTTGAAGGCTTCGTCGCCAACAACCACGCGATAAAACTCGTCTGGATTTGAGAAGTCCTCTATCTTTGTCTTTGGTGTCTCAACCGACAAGGATTCTTCGGTGGTTGGGGTTACCGTTCCAGTGTATCTGTCTCCGTATTTAGCTGCCAATTGCTTATTGATTCTCTCAATCTCTGGAGCGGCTTTGGAGGCAAACTGTTCTCGCGTTTTTGGAGCATCACCAATGTAATTAATGGCCTCCATTGCCGTCTCATCAAATGGAACGCCGCTCATTCCTGCAAAATTCCACGGAATATCCTTGGATTTTCCAGTGCGAGAAACATCAAATCTGCCTCCAACTTTGGCATTAAACTTGGCATCCTTTGCTGGCCCACTCTCAAATGGGTTTAGAAACTCTCCAATTTCAGATTCCATCTTGGATGCAAGGCTATTGGCTGCATCTTTATGCCCAACATAGATGGTGAAATCAGAACCTTCTTCCGGCGAGCCGCCGCTGAGTAGCTTGTATTGTCCTTTGTGGTTTTTATGCAACCATTCGTCAACCGCTTTGTAATTCTCCGGCTTAACGGAGAGATGAAGTTTCCAGCCTCCATTCTTGGCAAAGTCGTTATTGGCATCTACATCCGTCACGCGAGAACCACTTGTTTTACCATCTGGTTTTTGCGCTATGGCAGCTTTTAATCTTGGCGTTTCATCTACCGTTGTAGGGCTAGCCAAAGTTTTCGATGGTGCCTGTCGAGGCGCTTCAGGTTGTGCTTCTTCAAGTACTGCTCCACCGTCATTTCCAAGGTCGAGGCTGGAATCTCCAATGGTTGCTGCTGCTTCTTCTGTTCCAACTTCTGAAAGAGGAGTTCCAACGGGGGCTGTGGCGATGGGTTCATTTTGGATTGCTGATAGACGTTGCTCGACATCTAAAGGCGTTTCTTGGCCTGCAATTGCTGCTTGCGGAGTGATGCCGCGTTGAAGTTGCTGGTAGAATGCAGATGGGGCGCTTTGGATGGCAGCAAGGCGAGATTCTACGTCTGAAGGTGTTTCTGCGGGAGATTGTTCACCGCGTTCCATTGTGGCGAGAAATTCAGCGTATGCTTTTGATGTCTCGCTAACAGGAACAAGCGGGTCTGCGGCGGCTTGCGCCAAGGCATCGTCGGCTGCAATGACGGCTTCTTGGACTTGGGGGGCTTCTTGAGGCTTGGGCGTAAAAGCACCCTTAATTATTGTGCCAGCCTTGTAAGCGGCTGGAACGGAACCCATAAGGCCCATTGTTGCAAGTGTCGCGGGAGCTACTTCACCAAGAGCTTTGGAGTATTCATCAACCGTGCGAGCACCTTGCTCTGGCGGGGCCTGACCACTTAGGAGTGCGTTCTTTTGTTCTTCAATGCGATTTTGCTCAACCTGAGTAGCTGTTTCGCCACCAAGCTCCGTTGCTAATCCACCAGCACCTACGCCAACTTTCTTGAGTGCGTTTGCGGCAAGGCTTGTAACGGCCTTCTTGCCACCAAGTCCAAAGATGAATTTGCCAGCTTTTGCCATCGCAAGGTTGCCAATAGCTTCAGGGCCAGCTTCCGCATGACCAAAGGCTTCTGCCAGCGGTTTAAGCTCATTGTAAGCCTCTTCTTGTTCTTGCGCATTCGGCAAGCGTCCAAGTTTAACCATGAACTTGTCATCAATCTCTTTGCGGGCATCGTCCAAGAATTGAGCGCCAGCCATTCGGTAAGCAGCGCCGTAGCCAGCGCCAACAGCACCAACGCCACGTCCAACCGCCTCACCAATTGGAACGCCTTCAGGGCCAAATAAACCACCAACGTATCGTCCAGCCGTTCCAGCCGTTGAGCTACCAAGTAATCCAGCGCCCATTGCGCCAGCACTAAAGCCAATTGATTGACCCGCTTGGCGCATCCCGCGAGACATGGTGGAAATATCACCGGATTCAACGGCGGCTTGATTTGCGGCTTCTGTTTCTGCGTTTAGACGATCCATCTCGGCCTGAGAGGCGTTGTAGCCCTCGCTGCGCTGCCAAGGGTTATCCAAACCAGAATAAAGCTGGCGGAAGGCGTGGGGGGCGGTAGTCGTGATGCCTGAAACAGCCTGACCCGCTGCTTTCAACGTGTCCGAAATATCAATTAGCGGCTCGTCTGCAACCGGATTGGCGGCATCAAATTGATTGATGGACTCGTCAATATCCGTGTCCGAAGGTGGATTAGCAAAATCTACCTCGTAAGTCCTGCCTGTCTTTTGGCTACGAAGTTCATACGTTGGCATGGCTAGTTGGCAGATTTGAGTGTTGCTGTGTTTCCTGTGCTGGTTTTAACAGCGTTAGGAGCAACATTAGCACTCTGATTTGCTCTCGCAACCGGCTTTACCTTTTCTTGCACGTAGGCGTTTAGCACATCGTCATACGTTTTCTTGCCGGAACCAAGTTCAATCCTGCGAAGCCCCGGCAACGTGAAGCTCTCAACCCCAAGCTCTTTGGCGAACTCCGACTTTTGAAACGGCTCAAGCCTTTCGTTTGGCAATGACGGAATCCTACGAGCATCCACGCCAAGACGTTTGGCCTGATCGTCGTAGAACAAATCTCGCACGCTCCATTTGAAATCTTCTGTCTCAGGATTAAATCTACCGGGAATTTCAATAATTTCGTCTTTTGCCAGCGAGTTGACGATTGAATCCTCATCAGCGCCAATTGACTTAGCGAAGCGAGAAATGTCCTTGGCCGTGTCCTGTTTGGCGTCACTCCACGCCTGAATGTATTTATCCTGCTCTGGCGCAAGTCTAACTGCTTTTTCGGCACGCTTTAGCTGTTCTGCGATTTTATCCTTTCGGGCCAGCACATCGCCCAAGGTTGATCCCGGTAGAGTTGGCGGATTGGCCGCAAATGCGCGGAACTTTTCAAGCGCTTGCTTTTTCAAATGAATCGGAACATTGGCGTTTTCAATTAGGCCGCTGTAATCACCTTCCACCGCTTCAGGACTGTTAATCATTGCCTTCATTTCAATCTCGTTTGGAAGCGCAAATGCCTTTTGAGTTGCTTCAGGCTTGCCGCCAAGAACCTCTTTGAGTTGAGATTTAGGAGCACCCGCCACCGCATTCTGCTGAACCTGTCCAGCAACGGGCGCTCCTTGCGCTTGTGCCACTTGCTGCGCTACTGCGGCCTTATCTAGCTCGTAGGCTAGGCGCATATCACGCACCCGTTTAGCTTTGTCAGCGGGAGGTAGAGAAAGGAACTCGTCATCATCGTAAAGCGCCTTCAAATCAAGCTCGTAGGCATCCTGTAAAGGACTTGTGCTTTTGCCGCCTTTGGTCGTAGCGTGCTGTTGAACAATCGCCTCCCGCTCAATCGGGCTAAGCGGCCTATCGCGATACTTATCAATCACGTCCAGCGGAACGCCGCTTTTCATCATATCCACAAGGCCGTTCTCATGTTCTCCGCGAAGTTGTGCGGAATCAAATGCACTTACCGCATCCCCACCTTTGGTGAAATGCTCGTCAAAATACTGGCGCTCATGTGGCTTGAGGCGATTACGCAAACTCGGTGCCAATGTCTTCTGCCCCGCACTAGGCGTAACCGCTTGTGCAAAGTTCGTGAAGCCGCCTAGATTCTTTGAACGAGCTAGTTCTGGGAACTTGGATAGGATATTGCCAAACTCTTCAGGCGGAGCACCACGCAACGCTTCCGTGGCTTGTTGCTCCACTTGCTGCATTTGCTGGTCATCCATGCGCTGTTGACGTGCAAATGCCTGCTCATCAGCCGCGTCCTTAAACGCTTGCCGTTGCAAATCTGCTGTCATTGCCAAGCCTTGCTGTTGCCGTGTAGCTGGCGAATACGCAGGGTCTAACTCCATGCCTTCAGGTGGACGGAAAATATCGTAGGTTGGCGTTAAGCCAATTCCGAATTGACGCTGGGCAGGTGTAAATCGTGGAGCGGGCATATTTTAGAGCGAAGTGAGCGTTCCCCAGCTACCGTTACCGTAGCCATAAGTCATTCCCCAATTCATAAAGTTCGTGGTAATTGCAGAACCACCACGGGAGGCTTTAGCTTCGTTGTTAAGCCACTTGAGGCCATCTTCAAACGCTGCGTTAGCTGATGCTTGATCGGAACCGTCAATGAAGTTGAGCGCCCAAAAGCCTGAACGTAATGCGGAAAGGTTGCCGGGAATTACCCAATCGCTTTCGTTGCGCATCAGCATGAAACGACGATGGCAGCAAACGCGGATAGCTTTCTCTGCTTTGCCCGTCTGATAGCGCCGATACATGGGGCGATTCTCGCCGGGATAGTAGCTGCCGATTTGAACAGCGGGAGCGCCATTTACCCATAGAGTCCAGCCGCTTTGCATCGTGATAGCGGGGTCTGGAGTAGCCTGAATGCCTGTCACTTTGGAGAAGGTGTGCGTGGTATTAACGAATGGAGCGGTGCAAGTAACTAACTCGCCTTCTACACCATCACTGCCGTAAATGACGTTATTGCTGGCATCTAGGCCGAAGATGCGAATCTTCTTAGCGTCATCAACTACATTGGTCATCACTTTGAGCGTTCCCGCCGTCGTAATATCCGACTGCGTTGCAAAGCCGTCGCCAAGGTCAATGAGGATTCCCGGCCATGCTTTCGTCTCGTCCAGTTCACCGGGGCCGTTCTCTTGATAAGTGTGGAACTGCGAAAACGTCATCGCGGGACACTTGTTGTAAGTCATACAGAGAACGCTGTAATACTCGTATGGGAGAGAGATATAGCCTTCAGCGCTGTCGAAATCGACGTTGACCACCGCGCCTTTCCACTTGCCGGAAAGGATGTATTTCTCGCACACCTCATTGAGCATGCGTAGGAATTTGGCGCTGTTTATGTCGCTAGCGTCTGCTAGTGTCCATAACTGCGTTCTGCAATCTGCTACGGTAAGGCGCGAGTTCATTATGCTTATTGAGCCTTTCTTGCCAAAACGGCTTTTAGTTTTTGCTCGGCGGCAGCTTTGGCTTTTTTATATTCTTCGATTCTTTTTAGACTATGTTTGATGTTATTGTCAGCCGCTCTAGTATAACCGACATCTCCAAATTTTAATCCACCAACCTGCCCGCTTGGGCTTTGCAACCTATCAACTATTTCTTGATGGTATTTAAGATTTGAATCAGCTTCATCAATTTCCCCTTGGTGCTTTTTAGTAAAGAAGGGCGCTAACTTGGTGTTATTTTGAGTTCTTGGCTCGTTGTATGGATTGGCTTTCTGTAAATTGCTTGAGCTTGCCGTAGCGGCTGGGCTTGCTGGTTTGCTCAACTGAATTGGAGCCTTCCCACTCACCGCATCTTTAAGTCTTTGTCCACTTTCTGCATTTAATGGTTTCTCGCCACCAACAACAGATGGGGTTGCGTTTGGCAATGAACTCATAACCTGATGGTAACGACTTTGAGCGTCGGGTGACATAGTGGCAGATGGCATTGGATAATTAACGGGAGCGCCAATCCTTTCAAGCGGGCCTCGCTTATCTTTCATTGCGTCTTGGCGCATTCCTTCCCAAGTGTTCATCACATTACCGGTAGCACTCATTAAACCGGCGTTTCCATTACCAACACCTGAGCCAAGGTTTCCAGCGCTAGCCGAAGGAACGAAATTAGGGTTAAGAGGTCTGCCATACGGATTCGACACGGCACCTAAAGATGGGGTCAGAGCAACAGCAGAGCGCGTCGGTGTTATAACTGTTTTTCCCGCAACTTGAGAGGATGACTGGGCCGGGAATGGCGCGTATTTCGTCGCCTGAACTGAGCTTTGATCTGCCGCCCATTGGCGCATTGGAACCATCTTACCTGTTAGGGGGTCAGGCATCATTCCCGGCCCCGTAGGCTTGCCACCATAAGTTGCACCGGCTGAACCATAGGGGTTTATCTTGGTCAATGTTCCAACGCCATTGGAAACCGACTTATCCAAAGACTCGCCACGATTGAAATCACGACGAGCGCGAATATCTTCAGCGCCAGCGCCAAGGGTTGCACGGGCAAATGGGGATGTGCCGGAACCGTCATCTAGTTTTGAAAGTGGGTTGATGTTGCCCCTGTCGTCCATTTGCATACCCGTACCAGCCGCCTTGGCCTTAGCGTTATAATCCTCCATGATCTTACCGAACTCGCCTGATTTTTGAGCGCCTTGAATAAGCGCGGAACGAGAGAAATTAAGAGGCTGATTACCGGACTGACCGCCCTTGCCAGCTATCAATGGATGTGAGCGCACGTTTTTCAAGGCGTCTGCAAACGGTGTTGCGCCCGAAGAAGAAGGAGCCTGACTACCAGCGAACTTCTCCGCCCAACGCTGTTGATCCTCATTCGGGCCTTGTGGGGCTTGCTGTGGAGCCTGATTGCCGCCATAAGGATTCATGGAACCAAGTGTGCGGTTATACATCGTGTCGGGAACGTAAGTCCCATCAGCGCGAAGCAAGTTACCGCCCTGAGTCATGTTTGCTCCAGCTTCTTGTGCTGAATTGCCCATGCCCCACGGCGTTCCTTGATTTGGTTGGCGAAAAGCTGGCAAATTGCGATTTTGCAAGGCGTTAAAATAGTTCAAACCGCCAAAGCCGCGCCCCATTGGAATACTGGTATTACCAGTTCCCGGCCCCGTTCCCGGCATAGACGCGCCTGCGCGGGCGTTAATTCGGTAGCCATCATCGCTTGGATTTCGGTCTGTATTGCGCCAATCGCCAGCGTGCATGTAGCCTTGGTTGCCGCGCTCGAAAGCGTCGGAAAAACCATTTCCGCCACCAGCGGCGAAAGTTCGTGGTGATGCGCTAAAATTGCGAGAAGAAGCAGTAGCCATAATCCCTGAGATTATGCCTTAATCCCCGCTATGGCAATAGGGAATTTTTGGCGTCAAGAGGATTTTCTTGGAAATCCAATGGCTATCGCTCCACAAAACACACCTTCACCAAAAATGTCCGCAAAATGCCCCTTGTTCATTTCTCGGATGTTGGGATTGCAGAAGCAGCAGGCCATTCCATTTGCTGTTGCGTGCAAGTAGGCTGCATACATCATCGCCCCAGCATCAAGGTACGGCATGTAGGCAATCTCGCCTTCCGCCTTGTAGCATTCTGCATTGGCAAACATGAGTAAAACAACTGGCGCTCTGTGAATCCAGCCAACGCCACCAACGAGTAAACCGCCAAGCAGGGCTTTTTTATCTCTACCCTCAAGCGCATAAACCCTAACTCCTTTTCGGTCACATGAAGACGGGCAAGTTCTCATAGCGGAGAGCAACTCCATAATGGTTTCAACGGAAGGCGATTCTTCGGAAAAAGCACGTTGAGAGTGCCTTTCCAGCATGATTTCCATGAGTGCCTTTTTCTTGCGCTCCTGATGGGCTAAATAACGCTCTTGTGACTCGCTCATGGCAATGATCCTTCTGGCTTAACCCTGTTTCTGTGGCGAACTGGATGGGCGTATAAAGACACACCCTTACCTTTGCTCACAAAAGCAAGCGACCATTCACCGCCTGATAATTCGTGCTGCTTTAATTGATGCGGCGTTCCCGGTGTTAGCCAGCGGGCAAAGTTTTGAAGTTGGGCAACGTGCTCGACTCTACCAGTATAAGGCCAATTCATCATGCTTACGTCGTGTGGGACGTGAAACAGAGAGAATCCTTGTAGCCTGCGTAGCGAAAAATCAGTAGGGCTGCGAGTATCACCCCAATTATATCCATGATGATCGTGGCCCGATGAGCGAAACCAAGTCCAGTTCACAAAGGAAATATGAGGGTGTTGAATCACTAGCTTCGCCGCTTCCTTAACGAATAAAAAATCCTTGTTGCCCAAAGGGGCCGCTGGATGCTGTTCGCCATCTGGCACAAGCTCAAAATCCTCGCTGATTTGATGAATGAGCGTGTACTCTTCCCGTGAAGCTATTTCCACGATATTCCGCTTGGCTTCAGACGCTCCTTTGTTCTCATTGTGGATATAACGGAACCCGTGTTGAGAACACAAGCGCTGGTATTCATCAATGCACGCAACATCCGTAGATTGATCCGAAAGGATTAAATCGCACATCTCACCAAGCGGAGCAAACTGCGGCATTGAAACACTTGCCGACGCAGGATCATTAAACGACGTAATGAAAAACACCTGTTTCATACCATGTCGTAAATCTTGGCGTATCGAGAATGAATTGCATCCGGCCACATTGGTCTTTGGACGTTGCAAAGAACCTTCTCTTGCATTTGCAACGCCGCGAGTTTTTCGGGCAACGGGAATCCAGCGGCATGAAGCCCTATGATTCCGCGAGGAATTATTTCCAACTGACCCCACTCCCAATTTTTATGGTAGTAGTTAAATTTCTGAGGGAGTATAGATAGATTTACACCAACCTTTTGAGCGGCTAGATTCAGTAGGCTTTGATCGGTTGAATCGTAGAACTGATTTGGCAGAACTCCTGACTCCATGTGCTTGTTGAGCATTCTGGCTTTTTGGAAAACTTGGCGATGTGACGGTATTGCCAAATTCATTATCATCAGGCCGCTGTTGAAGTAACGGTTTATATCCATGCGGTACAAGTCGCAATCTTGGCGTGGAAAGATGTGTGGATTGTAAACTCCCGCGTCTTGTACCGCAAACCAGCAAGATGCGTCCCACTTGGGAAAGTCAACACCTTGACAGAACCACAGATCAACATCGGCAAACATTACCCTCTGTTTGCCGCAAAGTTTATCTAGGTTGAGCTTTGTTTTGAATCCCTCTTTGTCCTTACACCGGATGATTTTTATTGGCAATCCAGTGTGTTTTTTGATTCGATCAACCCACTCCTTTTCAAGATGGCGATAGCTTGGCGTGACGACGGTAACTGCGATCATTCATCAACTTTATGCTACTTGGCTGCGTATGTAAAGTTCTGAAACGAAACATTTGCCCTCGGAACGCTGCCGACAATGAGTGTATGCCCATCCATTGAGCGATCCACGCTCACGCCACTATGGCCGAATGTCCACGGCCTAGACGCAAACGGGCTAAACGACATCGGCGCATCTGTCGGTTTGTTTATCATGCGAATACGGGGTCTGGTAATGGCGGCGGGTAAATCGTTACTTTCTCCCGCACATACATACCGTTCACTATCGTTACGCTGTCTTCAATCACAAACTCAGCCCAATCAAGGAAATTCGTCTCAGGGAATACTTGCGTTCCATTTGGAAGCCGATTCGGTGGCGGAGTTGTCAAGCCTACGCCAAAGACAATCAGGGCCGAAGGAACCTTTTCCGTGAACACCATGCGGCCATGTAAACACCGCTCATACTGCATATTGACGCCAACGTAGCTGCCGTTAACATCGGTAGGAACAGGCTGTGGATGCTGTAAATCAATGGCGTTCCAAGGTGTAGGCGAGATGAACTGCTCAACCTTGATGTCGCTATTATATGGAACTTGTGGCCGATACTTGTAACGCGGGAAAATCGAAGGAGTTGTGGAAACGCTTGTTCCATTATTGGCGCTCTGTGGGAAGGCTGTCGTTTGAACAGCATACAAATCCTCAAGAACAGCGGGCCAAGTGTACTGCCGCTTGCTTCTATAAGTCCTAAATGGCTCAAGCGTCTTTTGGGCCTGCGTCTTTGGCTTACCGAAGTAGAACCAAACGTCATCGCCCTCTTTGGACATATCCACATAGATATAGTCGCCAAACTTCTCTACTTTAGGCTTTGCTGGCAATGGAGTAGCCTTATACGCCTGATAAAGCGTAGGAATCTGTGTTGGATCAACCTGATTTGCATCCTGCCAAACGCGAATCATTACCTCCGATGGATTCGGAGTCGGCAATACCTCAAACTTCTTGTCGGCTGATCCCATTAGGTGTTAGGCGGGTTATTCGCAATGATGTCGCCATCTGCCCAAGTTGCGTAAAGCGGCGATGGGCCAGCGCTCATGGTAAATTTCCAATGCGTGCGGGCAAGGAAAGTTTGACGCAGGGAGGCATGTCCAACTTCGTCTGAGACGGTACCCTTTGGAGTTCCTTCTAAGTATCCAGAAAAACTTATTCCGTTTGAAATTAGCCCTGCGGTAATTGGTTGATTTGGGTCTGCGTAAATACCATGCCCTTGAGGAGCTCCAAGAGTGGCATTGTATGAAGTTCCGCCACTTGAGCCTGCAAGGGCGGCACCTTGAACACCTAAACCTGAGAAAATATCACGAAACTCGCTAGACCACACCATTAGCTCGTCTGTCTGGATAAGCAGCGTTCCAGCCGTGATATTCGTCGTGAAGTTAATCGCTGTTCCGCCTTGGCTTAGCGCTAGCTTTGCCGTAGAACCGCTTGAATTGACGAGGTAGTATTTGACCCCTGTTGAGAGTCCAGCGCCTCCAGTGAGGCTTGTAAGCGTGATTCCCATGCCATCCACGCAGGTAAGGCCCGTGATAGTTACGATGTCGGTAGCGGCAACGCCTGTGATGGAGCCGTAAGCGGTTACTTGGCCTGTAAGGGAGACAGCGGTACAATTTTCGTACTTGCAAAAAGTACCGTTGGTCTTTCTCGTAAGATAAATTGTGTTTGCAACGCTCATTGTAAAGGATTCAGCTAGTGGTTAGCTCCACATAGCACAATTTCACAAATACGCAATTTTAATTGTCAAGGAAAGACCAACTCCTAGACCCTGTAACAATGCGGCTTATAACGCTTTGATGAACGCTAAAGCAACGGGCCAACTCATCTTGATTCCAAGAACCTCCATAAAAATATGCTCGTATATTAAGCGCATCTTCGGTAGATATTTTTGTTATGCGCATAAAAAAGACCTTTTTTACTGAAGATTCACCTTCTATGAGCGATTTTTTAGACTGTCGATATTTTGCCCAACTTTTCAAACACGATTCAATCCTAGCCTCATTCATTTTCTTCCATTTTTCTGGGAATCGTTTAGACCAATGAGCATCCCCTCTTGGCATGCTTTCGGGGTGTCTCCTTGGGCCAGTGTTATCCCCGCTTGCGGTTCTTCCCTTTTTGGCCGCGTCCCTCATGTTATCGCCCTGAGTTCCAGTTTCAAGGTGATCTGGATTTACGCATGAAGGGTTGTCGCATTTATGGAGAATGCACACTCCTTGGCATGAGTGTGATTTTGGCAAAAACCCATTTTTTATCATCCAAGAAATTCTATGAGCCTTGTTAGTACCGTGAACCGTTCCGCAACGCCCGTATCCGTGTTGATCTTTGGCGGCAGTCCAAATCCAACATCCGTTTGGATGAATTGTTTTGTCCACTTTTGACCAGAATTGGTCGAGTTGTTTATCTGTAAACTTGACCGGCAGCATAAGTGTGGTTATGCTTATTTCAGCTTTAATGCTCATAGTAATGAT